GCCTGCCGCCGTATCGAAGAAGCCTATCGCCAGCCCCGGCTTTTCGCAGAGCCCGCGCCAAAGCCCGTGCAGACCGCCCTCAACCTGGAGGGCGCGCAATGACCGCCGCCCGCTTCGCCCATCGCCCGCCGGTCGATCCGTGGGCTCGCCGCTGGCCAGACGACATGGCCCTGCCGCCGGTCGCCTACGAGCGCGACCGCATCTGCGAAATGACCCGCCGCCGCATCGTCGACCTCTACCGCTACGGCGTCGAGGTCGAGCACCTGGCGGAACGCTTCGGCCGGGACCACGACACCATCCTCAAGGTGTTGCGCGAGGCCGGGGCCATCGTGAAGGGCGCGCGGCCCAAGAAGGCCGTGCGGAACGCTGCGGGCCTGAGCGACGACATCCTCGGCGCGATGACCGACCAGCCCATGCGCGTGGCCGAGATCGCCGAGCGCACCGGGCGTGACTGCCGGGTGGTCTCCGTCCGCCTCACCGGCCTCAAGGGGCAGGGGCTGGTCGAGAACGTGGGCTGGGGCGTCTGGCGGAAGGTGGCGCGATGAACCCGCGAGAGACCTACCTCCTCGACCGCATCGCCCGGAAGGCCGACGAACGCCGGGGCGTCCTCGCCGCGCGCGACGCCGCGCAGAACCACGTCGCCGCCCTGATGCGCGAGATCATCTGCCCGACCGAGCGCCGCCAGATGGCCCGCGAACTCGTCACCGCATCCGTCGCCGTCATGGCCCAGGCATCGGGGCACGTTCCGACCGGGGCGCACCTTCAAAAGCTCGCTGGCGACGTCTTCGCCGCCGGGGAGATCGTCGCGGGGAGGGAGCGTTGATGCGCGAGCCCGTCCAAGCCACCCAGCGCCGCGCCATGACCGAGGCCCGCCGCCTGCGCATCTACCTCGCCTGCAATGGCCGGTGCGTCTGTGGCGTGAAGGTTCCTTTGAAGGGAACCGTGATCGACCACCGCATCCCCCTCTGGATGGGCGGGGCCGACGAGGACGCGAACCTGCGCTTCCTCTGCGCCGACTGCGACAAGCCGAAGACCGCCAAGGACAAAGGCAACATCGCCAAGGTCAAGCGCATCCTCGCCCGCGAGGACGGCACCCGCCGCCCGCGCAAGCCGATCCGCTCGCGCGGCTTCGACAAGACCAAGACCCGCCGCTTCGACGGGACGGTGGCGCCGCGATGACCCGCTCCATCCCCGACCTCATCGCCGACGCCGTGCTGACCGCCAGCACTGACCAGGAACGCCGCGAACGCGCCTCTGCCTGCGTCGCCTACGGCCTCGGCCTCCTCGCCGCCATGGATGGCGACAAGGCCGCCGCAGAGACCGGCTACCGCCTCGCCGACGCGCTCGCATCACGGAGCGCAGGGCAATGACCGACACCCGAGCCAGTGACCTGACCATGACCGACAACGACCGAGGCCGCGTTCCCATGATCGAGATCGAGAAAATCTCCACCGCCGGGCGCCTGCGCCAAGCCTCGCCGCGTCAGGTCGAAGCCATCAAGGCCAGCATCGCCGAGGTCGGGCTGCTCAACCCCATCACCGTCTGCGAGGAGGGCGAAGGTTACGTCCTCGTCGCCGGGCTGCACCGTCTGGAAGCCTGCCGCGCGCTCGGCTGGACCGGCATCGCCGCCGTCGTCGTGGATCTGAACGAGCAGCGCCGCATCATCGCCGAGTGCGACGAGAACCTGTGCGGCCCGACCTTGACCGCCAGCGAGCGAGCCGAGTTCACCCGGCGCCGCAAGGAGGCCTACGAGGCGCTTCACCCGGAGACGCGGCACGGCGGCGACAGGCGCGGCGATCAAGTCGCCAAGTTGGCGACTTGCTCCGAGCCCCAGCGTTTCACCGCCGACACCGCCGCCGCGACTGGCCAGTCCGAGCGGGTCGTGCAACGCGATGCCGAACGCGGCGAAAAGGTCTGCGACGCCGCCCTCGCGCTGATCCGTGGAACCCGGCTCGACACCGGCCGGTATCTGGACAGCATCAAGAACCTGCCCGCCGAGGCCCAAGTCGAGCGCGTTCAGGCCGACCTCGCCGCCGAACCGGCCGCGCCAGCCCCGGCGCCTGAGCCCGTCGCCCCCGTCGACCCTGAGCGCCGCAAGCTGGCCAAGCTGACCCCCGAGGCCATGATTGACGAGATCATCGGCCTGCGCGCGGACCTCAACGACGAGAAGGCGAAGGCCATGCTCCTGCGCCGGGAGCGCGACGATCTCGCCACCAGACTTGCCGAGGCCCTCGCCGGAGACCAGGGCAAGACCATCGGCTCCCTGCAAGCCCAGCTCCGCGCCGCCAAGTTCGCCCGCGACGAAGCCCTCGCGGCCACGAAGCGCATGGAGCACCGGCTCAAGAAGGCCGAGGCCCGCGTCAAGGAACTCGAGAACATGGAGGTCGTGATCGCATGAGCCTCCTCGCCCGCATCGAGGCCAACGGCGGCGCGGTGATCCGCGACGAATGGCGCTTCAGCCTGCGCCGGGGCCGTCTGTCGACCGACGCTCTGGCGTGGCTGCGCGCTCGCTGGCCGGACGCCTGCCGCGAGGCGTGGCCGCTCTACGACGACTTCGAGGAGCGCGCCGCGATCATGGAGTTCGAGGCGAACATGCCGCGCGCCGACGCCGAGCGCGCCGCATATCAGGAGGTCGCCGGATGCTGACCTTCGCCGAGCCCAAGGAAATCCGCCTTCGCGACTACCAAGCCGACGCGATCGACGCGCTGCGCCAGAAGATCAGGGCCGGAAGCCGTCGCCTGATCCTTTGCGCCGGCACCGGGGCAGGCAAGACGCTGACATCGGCGTCCCTGCTGCGCGAGGCCGACCGCAAGGGCTCGTTCGCCCTGTTCATCGTCGACCGCGTGGCCCTGGTCGAGCAGACCAGCGAGGTTTTCAGCGAATACGGCATCCGCCACGGCGTCATTCAGGGCATCCACAAGCGGTGGGCGCCGCGCGAGAACGTGCAGGTCTGCTCGGCGCAGACGCTGGCCCGGCGCGGTCTCCTGCGCGAGCCCGACCTGATCGTCGTTGACGAGGCCCATTGCTTCTACAAGGCGACCCTCGACCTCATGGAACGCTACCCGCGCGCCGTGAAGATCGGGCTCACGGCCACCCCGTTCACGAAGGGCATGGGCCTGCACTGGGATGACATGGTGAACGTCATCCCGACCCGCCGCCTGATCGACGAGGGCTATCTGGTCGAGCCGAAGATCTACGTCGCCAAGAGCCCGGGCGACGAGGAGTTCACCCGCAACAGCTTCGGCGAGTTCAGCGACGAAAGCGCCGCGTCCGCCGGGATCAAAATCGTCGGCGACGTGGTGCAGGAGTGGATCGCCAAGACGCACGAGCACTTCGGCGGGCCGGTGAAGACCATCGTGTTCAGCCCGACCGTGGAGCATGGCCGCGAGCTGTGCGCCGCATTCGCCGCGGCGGGCTACAATTTCCAGCAGATCAGCTACCTGGACCGTGACGACGACGAGCGCCTCGCCAAGATCGGCGAGTTTCGGCGCCCCGACAGCATGATCCACGGTCTGGTCTCGTGCGGCGTGCTCACCAAGGGGTTCGACGTCCCCGACGTTCGCTGCATCGCCGAGGGAAGCCTCGTTCTTACGGACAAAGGCCTCGTGCCAATTGAAAGTGTTACCCTTGGACACAGGTTGTGGGACGGTATAGAATTCGTTGAACATCAAGGAGTTGTGTTCAAGGGATATCGCGATGTCATCGAATACGCAGGGCTCACCGCAACGCCCGACCACGAAGTCCACACAGCGCAAGGCTGGCGGACCCTTGGGGATTGCGCCGCCGAACAAGTCGGCATCACACAGACCGGATTTGGTCGGCGGCCTGTTCGGTCGGATGCAGGTTACTTCGCCAGAGGTAGTCTGGAGAAAGCGGGGGCGGTGGGACCACGCTCACGTCCGCTGCCGCTGCACTGGCTGTGGCCGCGAGTTTGTGCGCGACTTGGCCAAACTGCAGGCCGATCCGCCCATTCAAGGGTGTCGGCAATGCTACCTGAACGCCGCTGCGGAGGCGCGCGCGGAACGGGCGCCGGAATGGCTGGTGCGGCGCGCGAAGGGCATGAAGGCGCGTTGCGACAACCCCTCTCACGTCGCCTTCCCGGACTACGGAGCGCGTGGGATCGAGTTTCGGTTTTCCTCGGCTCGAGCCTGCGCGGAATGGGTGCAGGCCAACCTCGGCTTGCCGTCGCAGGACCGGAACATTCAGTTGGACCGCATCAACAACGACGGTCACTACGAGCCCGGCAATCTGCGTTGGGCGTCCAAGGCGCTCAACTGCAACAACACGCGCCGTGGTGGGTGGGTGGCCAAGATGCACCGCTTCAGGATGGAGCATCCCGAGGTGCACTACGCCGACAAGACGCTCCGAAACCTCTTCGCGGCGGGCCTGACCTTCAAGCAGGTGGAGGAGAGATTCTACCAGCCGTCGGACAAGCCAAAAGGCCGGTATGGGACATTCTCCAAGCCGGACCCCGCAATCGCTTCACTTGCGAAGGACTCCTAGTTCACAACTGCGGAGTTTCCTGCAAGCCCTACCGCAAGAGCCTGTCCAGCCACATGCAGGAGATCGGGCGCGTGATGCGGCCCATCCCGGGTGAGCAGAAGACCGCGCTCTGGCTTGACCACAGCGGTAACATCGAACGCTTCGCCGTCGACATGTTCGACGTCTGGGAGAACGGCGCGGGCGAACTGGACAAGGCCGAGAAGCGCGACAGCACCCCGCGCGAGCGAAGCCAGCAGGTCCGCGAGAAGGTGGTCTGTCCCGAGTGCGCCGGCGCCCTGCGCGGCAACACCTGCATGGCCTGTGGCTGGGAACGCCCGCCGAGGTCCAACATCCACGCTGTCGAGGGCGAGCTTCGCGAGTTCGATCCGGCCGCGCTCGGCATGACGCCCCGCGCCGGGCTGCGGGCCGAGTGCCTCAAGGATCCCCGGGCCGTCTACAACGCCTGCGTCTACTACGCGATCGCCAACTGCCGCGACGGCGACTGCGACAAGTCCCGCAAGCGCGCGTTCGCGATCTGGTGCGGCATCTACCCCGGCGTGAAGGCGCGTCCCGGCTGGTATGGGATGCGACCGACCGCCCCGAGCGCCGACGCGCTGGCCCTGATCGAGCGGGAGGTCGCCCGCTTCCGCAAGCACAGCCGTATGCGGAGGGCCGCGTGACCGCCGACACCCTCGCCGACGCCCTGCGCGAAGCCTGCGCCGCCGTGGGCATCGAGCCCCCGAAGCGCCGCCTCGTGCCGGGCCAGTGGGTGCGCACCGACACGCACGGCCGCAACGGCAAGGACGATGCCGCCGTGCTGATCTTCGACGACGGCAGGGGCGGCATCGCCTGGAACCATCAGACCGGCCGCAACCAGAGGTTCACGATGACGGCCGCCGGCGAGCTTCGCCGCGACCCCGAGGCCGAGCGCCGCGCCCGCCAGCGGGACGCCGAGCGGCTGGCCCAGCAGCGCGAGGTCGAGCGCATCTGCGCCGAGATCGTGCGCGGCTGCGACACCGGCAAGCATCCCTACCTCGAGCGCAAGGGCTTCCCCGACCAGCTCGGCCTGATCTGCGAGGATCCGACCATCCACTTCCCGTCCACGCGGTTCGGCGATGCGCTGGCGAAGGCGCTTCCGGGCGAGGGTCCGTTCCTCGTGATCCCGGGTCGGGTTGGCCAGACCATCACCACGGTCCAGTTCATCACCGCTGACGGGGCCAAGAAGAACATTCTCCGCGGCCACATGACCGGCGCCTCGCACAGGATCGCCACAGGGGCGCAGACGTGGGTTTGCGAGGGCATCGCCACCGCCATGAGCGTGAGGGCCGCCCTGCGCCTTCTGGGGGCCTCTGCGACGGTCTTGTGCGCCTTCAGCGCCTCCAACGTCGAGAAGGTCGCTACGGCCATCCCCGGCGCGCGCATCGCGGCCGATCACGATGCCCCGAACGAACACCTGGAGGGCAAGGGCGCCGGCGAGTTCTACGCCCGCCGCTCGGGCCGCAAGTGGGTGATGCCTCCGGGTATCGGCGACTTCAACGACTATTACCAGGCCGAGGGCCTCCGGGCCGTGGCGCTGCTGCTGAGGGAGGCGCTGGGATGAACACGAGACCCCGCGCTCAGGAGATACGCGGGGCCGGTCTGACGGACGGTTTTAAGACAGTGGCGTCAGATGCAGGAAGCCTACCACGGGGCGGGACCACAGGCGAAGCGCAGTCCGAAAGAGAGAAGCGCGGTCCCCGGCACAGTGACCAAGGTGTCGCAAGTAGCTCTCGACGAGGCGGGGACGTCACTCCACCGGCTCGGCCCAAGGCGGCGGCTCGGCTCGGCCAGCAAGATCGCAATGGGATCGGACCGGCTCTGGCGCTGAAAAGCGCCGGGGCTGGTCGTCCTATGCCCGGACAGCAACTCTCTCATCCAGCAAATACAAGAGCTTAGAGAAGAAGGTTAAGAACAGTGCAGGCCGCTGAAACGATCAACCGCCAGCGAGGCGACCCGATGACCACCGCCACCCTGACCCGCCCCGACGTCATCGGCCCGGCGTTCCGGGAGATCGGCCTGATGCTGCGGTCGCCGGCGTTCGTCCGGCTGGCCGTGGCCGACGTCAAGCGCCGGCGCCGCATCGCCGAGCAGCGCCGGGCCGCCCGTCTGTCGCAGCATGACCCCGCGCCGAACACGGCGATCCGACGCGACCTGCGCAAGTTGGCCGACCAGGAGCGCGCGCTGGCCGACGCCCGCGAGGCCAAGAACCGCAAGGCCGTCTCGGCGGCGCTGTCGGAGATCCACCGCCTCAAGGCCCGCATCGAGACCGAGCGAACCCGCCAGCTCAACGTCGCATGGGCGGGGCGCGCGGTCGCCGAGTCCGCTGCCCTCGCGCTTGCCCGGGGCGAACAGGTCGAGGACGAGGAAGTCGAGACCCACGACTGGAAGCGGGGCAAGCACGGCGAGATCAAGCGGCGCAAGGGCGTCCCGCAGCTGATCACCGAGCGGGCGATCGTCAAGCGGGTCCAGAGCCGCACGGGGCTCGAGCTCGCCTTCCGCCGGGGTGATCTCGACGGCGCCGGCGTCCGCGCCGAGGCCCTGCTGCACATCGGGACCATCTACCGCGAGGCCTGGATCACGGCGAACGCCCAGCGCGGGCCGGTGCGGGAGGAGGGCGTGCCGTCGTCGCCGCGGTGCAAGGCCAGCCTCGGCCCGGCGGAAGCGATCTTCGAGGCGCAGCAGACCCTACTCCGTCTGCGCGAGGGCCGCGTGCGGGGCGAGGACGGCAAGCTGCGGCGCATGGAGGGCGCGTGGATGACCCGCCGGCAGATCGCCATTCTGGACGCCGTGTGCGGGCAGGACATGGCCCTCGGCGCGGCTGCCAAGGCGCTGCGGATGGGCTACCCGGCGCTGCGTCGGGGCCTCAAGGCCGGGCTTGTGGTGGCCTGGGAAAACAGGGGGATCGGATGACCCGCAAGTGCGAGAACTGCCAGTGGTGGGTTTTCCCATCCCATGACGGCTACGGAGAGATCGGCCAGTGTCGGGGCTCGATCCCCAAGCAGCCGAATGACGGCAAGATGGGCGTCTGGCCGCTGACCTACGGCTCCTCGTGGTGCGGTTCCTTTCGCCTTCGTGAAGGGCTGGAGACTGCCGAATGACCACACGAGAGAAGCTCATCGAGGCGGCAACGCGAGCGGCCATGTATTCCGAGGTCGTTACCGCTGATCATGGCGACGTGGCCCGCGTGGACAACTGGCCCGAGGTCATCGACGCCATCCTCGACACCCTGCGGGAGGCTATGCCCGGCCTCTACTGGACGGTTCGCGAGGCCAGCCTGGGAACCGATCCCGACGACGGCTCCGATTTGCCCATCTGGGACAATTGGGAAACGCCGGACAATAGCGCTGAATCGCGCGGCGTGTGGAAGGCCGTTGTCGGATACGACATCTACCACGTCAGCTACGATTGGCCCTCGTGGCAGGAGGCGGTTCTGACGAAGGCGCATCACGCCATGATCGACCACATTAGGAGCGGGAAGTGAGGCCCCACCCGTGGCGTCTCGCCGCCCCTCGGCGCCCCACATCTTGACGGCCCGTCAATTTTACGCCTATCCATAGCGCATTCGGCGTTTCACGCCCGGAACCACCCCCGTCTGTGTGCTGCGGTGCGCCAACGGCCAGCTCGGGGGTAGGGAAGGCGGGCCGGATCACCACCATCGAGATCGCCAGCGGGCCACGCCCAGCCAGGCGAACGTGCACCGCGCCCGTATAGCGCGGCAGGTTATCGGCGAGCCCTGAGAAAGCCCGCCCAACCCCATCCCCGCGCGTCCCTCCGGCCTGCTCACCCCGGGCCAGGCCGTCACCCGACCCCCTGCCACCCGTGCGCGGGGTCTGTTCAGGCGGGAGAAGGGCGTCAGCCCGGGGACCACAACCCCAGGGACCACCATGAACACCAAGCCGACGCGGGTGCGCGTCCGTGCGAAGCCGAAGCCCCTCCGGAGTCCGGAGCAGATCGCGGAGGAACAAGCGTTCATCGAGGCCGGCGGCATCATCGTCGCCAGTCCGGACGAGGCGCGGATGATCGCGGAGAAGGAGCGTCGCGACCTGGCCACCAGTCTCACCGTCGACGACCTCCGGGCCAAGCTCTCCGACCTCACCGGCATCCGCCAGCGGGCCGCCTCCGAGATCGAGCGCCTCGCCTCCGAGCACGCCGCCATGACCCGCAACCTCCTCGCCATCGACGGCGCCATCCAGGCCGTCTCCGAGCTGGTCGAGGCGGCCGAGGGCAAGGGTGCGGCCGATGCCTGACGACCTCATCCACGCGACCGCCAGTCTCGCAGACAGCCTTCGTCGCGTGATCTTGGCGCTCCAGACCTGCGACGAGGCCCTGGTCGACGAGGCCGCGGCCAAGCTCGCCGACGCTGACCGACACCTCCTCCGCGCCGTCGAGGCCAAGGGGAAGAGCGAGGAGGCCTGACCATGCCCGCCGGCCGTCCCTCCAAGTTCAAACCCGAGTTCGTCGAGCAGGCCCGCAAGCTTGCTGCTCTCGGCGCCACCGACCGCGAAGTGGCAGAATTCTTCGATGTCGACGAGCGCACGCTCTACCGCTGGAAGCACGAGCACGAGGCATTTTGTCAGGCCCTAAAGGTCGGCAAGGACACGGCGGACCAGCGGGTCGAGCAGGCCCTCTATCGCCGGGCAATCGGCTACACCCAGGACGACACGCACTTCTCGTCCTACGAAGGCGTTGTGACGCAGACGCCCTATGTGAAGCAGGTGCCGCCGGACACGACCGCCGCGATCTTCTGGCTCAAGAACCGCAAGCCCGACGAGTGGCGCGACAAGGCCCACGTCGAGCATGGTGGAACCGTCGAGGTAACAGATGCCCGCGAGCGGCTTGCACGTCTCGTCGCTGGCCACGCTTCCGCCGGAGGAACTGGCGAAGGCGCTGGCAAGCCTCACTGAAGCCGAGGCGGACGAACTCTTCCACGACTGGCGCTTCACGGCCCGGACTGAGCAGATCGCCCCTGACGGCGACTGGCAGGTCTGGGCCTATATCGCTGGTCGTGGGGCCGGGAAGACCCGATCCGGCGCCGAGTGGGTGCGGGAGAAGGTCAAGGCCGGGTGCAGCCGCATCGCCCTGATCGCTCCGACCGCCGGCGACGCCCGCGACGTCATGGTCGAGGGGGACAGCGGCATCCTGTCGGTCTGCTGGTCGGGGGACAAGGACCACAAGGGCAACACGACCGGCCGCCCGATCTACGAGCCCTCCAAGCGCCGCCTGACCTGGGCGAACGGCGCGATGGCCACGACCTACTCGGCAGACGAGCCTGACCGTCTTCGGGGGCCGCAGCACGACGCGGGCTGGTGCGACGAGATCGCGGCGTGGAACTACGGGCAGGAAGCGTGGGATATGTTCATGTTCGGCCTGCGCCTCGGCTCCGCTCCGCAGGCGATGGTCACGACTACCCCGCGCCCGATCCCGCTGCTGCGTCAGATCATGGCCAGCGCCAACACGGTGATCACCCGGGGCTCGACCTACGCCAACCGGGCCAACCTCGCCGCCTCGTTCCTGGACAAGATCGTCACCCGTTACGAGGGGACGCGGCTCGGAAGGCAGGAACTCCTCGGCGAGATGCTGGACGACGTGCCCGGCGCACTCTGGACGCGGGACATGATCGACGCGGCCAAGCGCGACGTGAGGATCCCTGACCTTCGGCGCGTCGTGGTGGCCGTTGACCCCAGCGGCACGCGCGGCCAGTCCGACGAAGGCGACAGCATCGGGATCGTGGTCGCCGGCCAAGGCGTCGACGGCATCGGCTACGTTCTCGCCGACCGGACCTGCAAGCTATCGCCCGATGGCTGGGGCAGGCGGGCCGTGGACGCCTACCGGGAGTTCAAGGCCGACCGCATCGTCGCCGAGCGCAATTTCGGCGGCGCCATGGTCGAGCATGTCATCCGCACCGTCGACCGCTCCGTGCCCTACAAGGAGGTCACGGCGGCCCGCGGCAAGATCATCCGCGCAGAGCCGATCGCCGCCCTCTACGAGCAGGGCAGGGTCAGGCACGCGCCCGGCCTCACCGACCTGGAAGACCAACTCTGCGCGATGACGAGCGACGGCTACCTCGGCGACGGCTCGCCCGACCGCGCCGACGCCCTCGTCTGGGCTCTGAGCGAACTGGCGCTAACACCAGAGCATGACTTCACCTGGCACGTCGGCGGCGAGGCAATCAACGCCTGAGTCCATCACCACTTAACGGAGGCGCGACGATGCAGATCGGCCGCATCGAGGGCGCCACGCGCGTGCTCGGCCAGTCGCAAGGCTATCTCGGCCTGCCTGTCCGCGACGAAATGATCGAGTGCGACGTCGGCGGCTTCACACCCGCCATGACGACGGCCTGGCTGCCGACGCAGGAAGAGATCGACGCCATCGTGGCCGGCGCACCGATCTACCTGCGCATCCTCGGCACCGGCCATCCGCCGGTCATGCTCATGGTCGGTCAGGCCCCGGAATGAAGCTCTGGCCCCTCTTCCAGCGTCCTGTAGAGGCCAAGGCCTCGGGCGCTGGGCAGGCGATCTCCGCGCACGTCGTGGGCCGTCCGGTCTGGACGCCGCGCGACTACGGCCGGCTGGCTGACGAGGCCTACGTCCGCAATGCCGTGGGCTTCCGGTGTGTGAAGCTGATCGCGGGTTCGGCTGCGGCTGCGCCCTGGCTCCTCACGACGAAGAGCGGGGACGAGATCGAGAGCCACCCGCTGCTTGACCTGCTGCACCGTCCAGGACCCAACGTCGGCGGCGCGGCACTGTTCGAGGCCTTCTTCGCCTACCTGCTGATCAGCGGGAACACCTACCTCGAGGCCGTGGGTCCGGACGGCAAGCCCCCGCGCGAGCTCTGGAACCTGCGGCCCGACCGGACCAAGCCGATCGCCGGGCCCTATGGGATGCCCTCGGGCTACGAGTACGAGGCCAACGGGCAGATCAAGCGCTGGCAGGCCGATCCACTGACCGGCGCGGGGCCGATCCTGCACCTGCGCGAGTTCCACCCGCTGAACGACTGGCTGGGTCTTGGCCGGGCTGAGCCGGCCGCCTACGGCATCGACCGCCACAACGCCGCCTCGGCGCACAACAAGGCCCTGCTGGACAACGGCGCGCGGCCGTCGGGGGCAATGGTCTTCACGCCGGTCACGATGCCAGACGGCTCGGTCAAGACGGCCCCGCCGGAGGTCATCGACAAGGCGACCAAGGATCTGGAGAAGCGCTCCGGCCCATCGAAGGCCGGCTCGCCCATGGTCCTCGGCGGAAACGTCAACTGGCTTGAAATGGGCATCAGCCCGAAGGACATGGACTTCGGCATGGGCAAGGAGGACGCCGCGCGCGACATCTGCGTGTCGTTCGGCGTGCCCCACATCCTGATCGTCCCGGGGCAATCGACCTACAACAACGTCCGCGAGGCCAAGCTGGAACTGTGGGAGGACACCATCCTCCCGCTGATCGACAAGACCCTGGACGCGCTCAATGCGTGGCTGGTCCCGCAGTTCGGCGAAGACCTGCGGCTGGGTATCGACCTGGACGAGATCAGCGCCCTTGAGCCTCGCCGCGAGGCCAAGCGCAAGAGCGTGGTCGAGCTGCTGGACAAGGGCGTCCTTGACGAGGAGGAGGCCCGCGAGGCCCTGCAGTACGGCCCGCGCGCGGCCAACTCGGTCCGCAAGGTCGACGCCGCCGTGCTCAAGGCCCTGATGGACGGCGCGGCGCGCGACACCACGCTCTTTGAGCCGCTCTACCGCTACATGAAGTCGGTCGGCCTCGTGGCCCCCGACGCCACGATGGAAAGCCTCATGGACGCCGCCGCCAGCCTTCTGGCAGGGCGGGCCGAAGACCCGGAGCTTGACGCCAACACGCCCGCGCCAGGGAGCGCCGAGGAGGATCCTGCCGATGCTGACTCGGCTGCAAATTAAGACCGCCGGTGACGGCAGCGAGCACGGCGACGCGCTCGAGCTGGACGTCAAGGGCCTGTCGGACCAAGGCGAGTTCGAGGGCTACGCCTCGACCTTCGGCAACGTCGACCGCGGCAACGACATCGTGGTCTCGGGCTGCTTCCAGGAGAGCCTGAACAAGCGCCCCGCGGCCAAGGTCAAGATGCTGCTCCACCACGACCCGCGGCGCATCTGCGGCGTCTGGACCGAGATGGCCGAAGACAGCCGGGGCCTCCGGGTCAAGGGCAAGCTCCTCCTCACAACCCAGGACGGGCGAGAGACCTACGAGCTGATGCGCGCCGGCGCCCTGGACAGCATGTCGATCGGCTACCGGCCGACGCTCGACGAGATCGACCGCACCACGGGCGTCCGCCGCATTCTGAAGGCCGATCTGCGGGAGGTCTCGATTGTGACCTTCCCGATGAACGAGCGCTGCACCGTTGGCGCCGTGAAGACTATGCTCAACCTGAGCTCTGACGATCTGCGCGATCTTGAGGCGGCCCTTCGTGACGAAGGGCTTTCGCGCACGGACGCCGTGACGGCAGTTTCCGGCTTCAAGGCCTGGCTCCAGCGTGACGCTGGGGTGTCGGATCGGGATCAGCGCGACGCTGTGACCCCGGCGCAAGTCGCGGCGGCACACGCCGTCTTCGAAGAGTTCGCCAAGCGCCTGCGGGCCTGACGACCTCGCCACCACGCACCAGGCCCAAGGAGGCCACTACCATGACCAAGCTCGCTCACGCGGGACGCGTCTCGCCGCGCCCGTTCGAACGCAAGGACGACAACGGCGCCGGCAACGTCGTCGCCGAGATGAAGAAGGCCGTCGAGCCCGTGATGACTGCCTTCGAGCAGTACAAGCAGGCCAACGACGCCCGTCTCGCCGAGATCGAGAAGAAGGGGGTGGCCGATCCGGTCACGACCGACAAGCTCGCCAAGCTGGACCAGCACTTCGACAAGTACGAAGGCCTGAACCAGCGCATCACCGCCGCCGAGAAGATCGCCGATCAGGTCAAGTCGATCGACGAGCGCTTCGACCGCCTCGAGACGGCGCTGAAGCGCACCACCAACGGCATGTCGCCGGAGGAAAAGGCCGAGCGCACCAACCTCTGGTGCAAGTCGGTCGTGCTCGCCCACACCCTGGGCGTGCCGAACCTGTCGGCCGAACAGCGGGAAGTGCTCGAGGCCGTCAACAACGAGTACAAGTCGCTGAGCGTCGGTGTCGACAGCGCCGGCGGCTACCTGGCACCGGTCGAGTACGTCCGCGAGATCATCAAGGGCGAGACCGAGATCAGCCCCTTCCGCAGCCTGGTCCGCGTGCGCCAGACGGCCAACAAGTCGGTGCAGCTGCCCAAGCGCACCGGCCAGTTCGCCGCCCAGCGCGTGTCGGAACAGGGCACGCGCTCCGAGACCACGGGTCTCACCTACGGTCTCGAAGAAGTGCCGGTCCACGAGCTGTTCGCCCTCGTCGACATCTCGAACGCCATGCTGGAGGACTCTGCCTTCGACATGGCCGCCGAGATCTCGATGGAGGCCCAGGAGCAGTTCGCGGTGAAGGAAGGCGCGGAGTTCGTCTCCGGCACCGGCGTCGGCCAGGCCGAGGGCATCCTCGCCACCAGTGCCGGCCTCTCCAGCACTGTCTCGGGCACGGCGACGACCATCGCGGACGCGGACGGCCAGGCCAATGGCCTGCTGACCCTGAAGCACGCGATCAAGACCGCCTACACGCGCAACGCCAACTGGGCGATGAACCGCACCACGCTGGGTTCGGTCCGCAAGCTCAAGGACGCGGACAAGAACTACATCTGGATGCCGGGCCTGGCGCAGGGCAAGCCGAACACCATCGACGGCGACCCCTACATCGAGGTGCCGGACATGCCGAACGAGGGGGCGAACACCTACCCCATCGCCTACGGCGACTTCCGCCGCGGCTATGTCTGGATCGACCGGATCTCGATGGAGATGCTGCGCGACCCGTACACGCAGGCCACCTCGGGCAACGTGCGGTTCATCATCCGCAAGCGCTCGGGCGGTCAGGTCGTGCTCGCCGAGGCCATCCGCCTCCTGAAGTGCTCGACCTAGTCGGCGCCGGAACCAACGCGGCCCGCTGACAACGGCGGGCCGCTCCTCCCATTCCAGAAGAAGGCATTTCTTCGATGTTCGACCTCCACAACAACATCAAGCGCGTGCGCTCGATCTCGCCCATCGCGATCGGCACCACGGGCACCGGCCAGGCCGGCAAGATTGTCGACACCCAAGGCTACGAGGCTGTCGAGTTCGAATTCGACTACGGGGCGATCACGGCCACGGCCGCGGTCTTCACGCCGGTCGTCAAGCACGGCGACGCGACGGGCTCCATGACCTCGATCGCCGACTCGGACCTGATCGGCACCGAGGCGAACGCCGGCATCGCGGCCGGCGCCAGGACCTCCGGCGTCAACCGCAACGTCAGCAAGCGGCTCGGCTACAAGGGCGGCAAGCGCTACGTCCAGGTGTCGAAGCTGTCCTCGACCGCCACGGCCGGCACGCCGGTCTCGGCCACGGTCCTGCTCGCGGTTCCGCGCCACGCGCCGGTCGCTACCTAATCGACGCCGGGTGCTCGGGGGAGACCCCGGCACGTCGATACCGCGCCGCTTCTCCCAAGGGCGGCGCGGGCCCCGGTTCTCCCCCGACTACCTCTCCCCCGAGGAATAAATGCCCAAGACCGGCCTGAAGAGCGGTGAGCGCCAGGTGGCGACCCGCATCGAAGACGTCCGCCGCGACCACCGCGCCCGCTACGAGTGGGCGGCCAAGAACCTCGTGCCAGGTAGTTACGTAATCGACTGCGGCTGCGGCATCGGATACGGCGCGCGCATCCTCGCCGACGCCGGACACCGGGTCTTTGCGGTCGACGCCGACGCCGAGACTATCGAGTTCGCGCGGGAGCGTTTCGGCCACCCGAACATCGAATTCTACCACTCGCCGGCCGAGGCCATCGACTTCCCGCAAGCCGAAGCCGCCGTGTGCTTCGAGATGATCGAGCATGTCGCCAACCCGCGGCCGATCCTCAAGGCCCTGCGCGCCGCCGCTCCGGTGCTGCTGGCCAGCGTGCCGAACGAAGACGATTTCCCGTGGAAGCCCGAGTACGCCTTCCACCACCGGCACTACACGCCCGACCAGTTCGCCGATCTGCTCAACGACGCCGGCTATGAGCTTGCCGAGTGCCTCGGCCAAGTCGATGCCGAAGCCGATGTTCGTCCCCGGAGCGAAACCCGGAACCTGTGGCAAGGCCGCACGCTGGTGGCGGTCGCTCGCCGCCGTGTGGTGGACCTCGCCGAGCCGACGTCCGCTTCCCAACTCGCGCCTGAGCCCAAAGGCCTCGGCCACGTCGTGATCATCGGCCTCGGCCCGTCCGCCGAGCAGTACATGGACCTGACCAAGCGCCTCGGCGGGCGCTCGCGGTTCGCCGATCAAGTCTGGGCCATCAACGGGCTGGGCGACGTCCTGGCCTGCGACATGGTCTTCCACATGGACGACATCCGCGTGCAGGAGCGTCGCGCCGAGGCCGCGCCGGACAGCAATATCGCCACGATGGTCCGCTGGATGAAGAGCCATCCGGGGCCGATCATGACCAGCCGGGCGCATCCGGACTATCCGGGCCTCGTCGAGTTCCCGCTCGAGGACGTGATCAACGACCTCGGCTACGCCTACTTCAACGGCACGGCGGCCTATGCGGCGGCCTACGCGATCCACCGCGGCGCCTCGAAGATCAGCTTCTTCGGCTGCGACTACACCTACGCGAACAGCCACCAGGCCGAGAAGGGCAGGGCCTGCCTCGAGTTCTGGATCGGCTACGCGGCCGCGCGGGGCATCGACCTGGGCTTCGCCGACCGGACGTCGCTCATGGATACCTGCGAGGATCCGGCCGACGCGGGCGAGCTCAACGTCTACGGCTACGACTTCGACACCGTCCGGATCGACACCTCGACCGGAAAGGCGCGCCTGACCTTCGAGCCGAAGGACAACCCGCCCACGGCCGCCGAGATGGAAGATCGATACGACCATAGCGCGCACCCCAACCCGCTGGTCACCAAGGCCTGAAGGAGAGACCCATGAAGGCGCTCAAGGCTTTCGCCTACTCGCATGACGGCTTCACCCTGAAGCACCTGGCGGTCGGGGACGACGCCTCCGACGTTCCGGCTGATGCAGTCGAGGGCCTGAAGGCTGAGGGCTACATCGGCGACGGCAAGGGCAAGGTCGTCGAGACCAAGGTCGACGAGGCCCCGCAGAAGACCGGCGCGGCCGAGCCCGTCGAGACCACGCTGACTCCCGCTCAAGTCGAGGCCCTGGACCGAGACGGCGACGGCAAGGCCGGCGGGTCGAAGAAGAAGGGCGCCTGACCCATGGCGAGCGACGCCGACGCGATCCTCAACGCCATGGCGGCCTCCGGTGACGTCTGGCTCACCGACTCGCGAGGCCTGCGCGACGACGGCTCAGCCGCCCTGTTCGGCGGCTCGATCATCGCGCCGAGCCTCGACGCGGCCCAGGCGATCGCCGACGCTCGGCCCTTCCGCGAGACCGTGATCGGGCAACTGTTCCGGACCGGTGACGCCTGATGACGACCCGCCAGGACCTGATCATCCGCCAGGGCGAGACGTGGTCCTTCGTCTGGACGAAGCGCGACGCCGCCGGCGCCGCCGTTGACCTCACGGGCTACAGCGCCCGCATGGCGATCCGCGATCGGATCGGCGGTGCGAACCTTCAGGCGCTGCTCTCATCGACCGGCGACACCGGCGGCACGATCACGCTGGGCGGCGCTGCCGGCACGGTGACGATGTCCATGACGGCGGCCCAGAGCGCGGTGCTTGCGGCCACCATGGCGACCCTCTCGGTGATGATCGCCGCGCAGGAGCCTGAGGGTCTCTCGCCGACGGAGACCTACGCCTACGACCTGCAGCTCACGAGCCCGGCCGGCGTCGTGACGCGGGAACTTGAAGGTCAGGTCCTCGTGCATCGCAGGGTGACGGTCTGATGTCGCTCACCGTCGAAACCGGAACGGGCGTCCAGGGCGCGGAGTCCTACGCCACGATCGCCTACATCGACGCCTACTGGGCGGCCCGCACCCACGACGCCCGTTCGGCAACGTGGACGGCAGCTACGACGGCAAAGAAGGAAGGCGCAGCCCGGGAGGCCACGGCGTTCATCGACGGCGTCTGGGGACCTTCCTATCGCGGCGTGCGGCGCGGCTATGTCCAGGGCCTGGAGTACCCGCGCACTGGCGCCCAGGACGACGCGAGCTACGACCTGCCAGACCTGCCGCCGCAGCTTCCCATGGCCGTTGCCGAACTCGCGCCCAAGGCCCTCAGCGGCCCGTTGGCGCCGGACGTCAAGGCCGGCGGCGGGATCATCAAGCGCGTGAAGGCCGACAACGTCGAGGTCGAGTACGAGGTCAACCGGGAGACCGCGAAGACCTATCCGGCCGTGGCCCGCATCCTCGCCCCGCTGCTGCGTGCTGACGAGGGCGGCTGGAACTACGGCTTCGCCGGCTAGGGCAGATGCGGACTGACCGCCTCGCCAAGCTGATCGCCGACTGGGAGCCGCAGATCGCCGAGGCCTTCCTCGCGGCCGTGCGGGAGATCACGAACGAGGTCCGGTTCTCCGATCTCGTCGCGGCGATCAAGGCCGGGGATGTCGAGGGAGCGATCCGGCTGGTCGGACTGGACCCGCTGCAGTTCCGGGCGCTTGACCGGGCGATCGAGCAGGCCTTCGAGGACGCAGGCGTACAGACCATGCAGGGGATGCGCGGGCCGCTCGGCCTTCGCCTGGCGCCTCGCTTCGACTTCCGGGCGCCTGACGCCCAAGCATGGCTTCGCTCGCACGCGACGGAGCTCATCCGACAGATCACCGACGACCAGCGTGTGCTGATCCGGCAAGCGCTGGCTCCGCTGCGCTCTCCCCTCGACCCGATGATCACCGGCGATACGCCGCAAAAGCTGGCGCTCGACCTCGTCGGACGGGTCAATCGCGCGACCAACGCCCGCGAGGGGGGCATCCTCGGCTTGACGTCGCAGCAAGCCCGCTGGGCCGCCAACTACGCCCGCGAGGTCGCGAATGCTGACCCGGCGGCGTTGACCCGCCTTCTCCGCGACCGCCGCTATGACGCTACGATCCGCAAGGCCATCCGCACGGGGCAGCCGATCGCCAAAGACCTGCAGGAGCGCATGGTCGAAGCCTACCGGAGTCGGGCCCTACGGCGTCGCGCCGAGACCATCGCGCTCAACGAGGCGGGGGAGGTCCTTCGCCGGGCTCAGCAAGAGGCCTGGGACCAGGTCATCGCCCGCGGCGTCGTGGCAGAGACCCGGGTCAAGCGCTTCTGGATCACGGTCGGCGATGATCGGGTTCGTCCGACGCACGCGGCCGTGCCTGGCATGAACAAGGAAGGCGTGGGCCTGAAGCAGCCGTTTCAGACGCCCAAGGGGCCGGCGCTCAACCCCGGTTGGTCGTTTGATCCGGGTTGCCGCTGCCGGGTCCGGATCCGGCTGGCCGAGTAACGCCAGGAACCTCGTCGGCGCCGTCCTCGGCGGCTTTCTCGAGGCCGAGCATAAGCAGCGAGACAGCGGCGCGGGCCGTCGTCAGAGCGGTGTGGGCCCGGACAGTCTCGCCGGGGTCGACGCCAAGGGCGTCGGATGCTCGGGCCAGCCGGTCGAGAGCTTCTTGATCTGACAGTTTCCGCGCCATCGGGCGCACCGTAGCCCAGGGAGGACGGCGTGGCGATATTCGATGATCTCCCGGGCATTCTGTCCGACACGCTGGCCGAGCTGGACGCCAACGAGGGCTTGGGTGTCACCGTCACATTCACCCACACGACTGGCGGGACCTACAACACCGCTACTCGAACCGTCGGCGCGGGGGCTAGCTTGACCGAGAGCGCGCTCGCTGTGATCGCGGACGTGCGCGGGAAGGAACTCATCGAAGGCCAGATCATCGCTGGCGACAAGAAGCTGACGATCGCCGGGCCCGATCTGGCGACCGAACCGCTGCCGGGGTCATCGACCGTCGAGATCAACGGCGTGGTCATGACCGTCCTTCGGGTCGCCAAGACGCAGCCGGGTGACGACGTCGCGCTGTGGTCCATCTTCTGCGGTCGCCGCTGATGGGAGCGTTTGCGGACCAGCTCGCAGCCTTCAAGAACCTCACCATGGCGCGCGTCCACAACACGGTGCGGGAGACCGTGATCGGCGCTGGGGAACGGCTGATCGATCTCTCGCCCATCGGCGCCCCCGAAACGTGGAAGCGCAAGCCGCCAAAGGACTACGTCCCGGGCCACTTCATTTCGAACTGGAACTACAGCCTCATGACCCCGGACCGGGCGGTGCAGCAACGCACCGACATCCGCGCCGTCAACTACCTCGAGGACCTGCCGACCGAAGCTGGGGGCCTCATCCACTACATCAGCAACTCCGTCGAGTACGGCCCGGCACTGGAGCGCGGCCATTCCGGCCAGGCGCCGCTGGGGATGGTTGGGATCACAGAACTGGAACTGCCCCAAATCCTGCGGGCGGCAGTCGAGAAGGCCAAGGCGAAGGCATGAGCGTTCTTCACATCGGAGCCGCGCTCGAGGCGGCTCTCGACGCCATATCGCCGCCGATCGACACGGACTGGGAAAACGGCCAGGCATTCGAGCCGATCAACGGCACGCCATACCAAGCGGTCAGCGTCCTGTTCGCCCGGCCCGACAACGCAGAGATCGGCCCTCAGTACGTCCAGCGCGGCTTCATGCAGGTGACGCTGATGTATCCACTCAACGCGGGTTCGGGCGCAGCGGTCGCCCGCGCCGATCTGCTCCGCTCGACCTTTCGCCGGGGCCTGTCCCTGACATCCGGCGGCGTCATCGTCACCATCGAGAAGACGCCCGAGATCATGCCCGGCTTCCGCGACGGCGACCGTTACGCCGTGCCGGTGCGTGTCCCGTTCTTCGCCCCTGTCAACACTTAGGCCGAACAGGCCACCGCATTCCGGCGCGCCCCGCGTCCGGCCCCGGCGACCGACCCCGGCACGCCGATCCCCTCCTCTTGAAAGGATCACGTCATGGCCGTTGCTCAGGGCCTCTACAAGCAAACCGTCTTCGCCAAGCAGTCCGGCCTCGGTACGCCGGCGACCACTGGCGGCCGCATCATGCGCCGGACGAACTCCAAGTTCGACCTGATGCGCGACACCTACGAGTCGAACGAGATCGTCAGCCACCAGCAGTCGACCGGCGCGAACGCGGGCATCGTCAAGACGTCGGGCAAGATCGACTTCCTGATGTCGCCGCTGACGCAATCGCTGCTGTTCGCCTCGCTGCTGCGCAAGGACTTCGTGGCCGGCTTCACGGCGATCACCGGCGCCTCCATCACCGTGGGCGCCGCGTCGGGCGGCCTGAACAACATTACCCGCGCCTCGGGCTCCTGGCTGACTGACGGCGTGAAGGTCGGCGATGTCGTCCGCTTTACGGCCGGCTCGATGGCTGCCGGCAATCTCAACAACAACATCCTGGTGGTCTCGATCACGTCTGCCACGGTGTTCGTCGGCAAGGTGCTGTCGGGCACTGCCCTGACGGCTGAGGGTCCGGTCGCGAGCGTCACCGTGACCTTCCAGGGCAAGAAGACCTACGTCCCGCTCACCGGCCACACCAAGGACTACTGGACGGTCGAGGAGTGCTACACCGACCTGGCGAAGTATGAGCAGTTCACCGACTGCGGCATCAGCAAGGCCGACATCTCGATCCCGGCCACCGGCAATGCGACGGTCAGCTTCGACGTGCCCGGCCTCAACCGCACGCGCAGCACCTCGGCCACGGTCGTCTCGCCGACCGCCGAGACCACGACCAACGTCCTGACCGCCGTCAACGGCGCTGTGATCGTCAACGGCGCCGTCACGACCATCACCGGGGCCACCATCACCATCGACGGGCATATCTCGCCCGGCGAGGCCGAGGTGGGCTCCAACACCATCGGCGACCTGATCCGCGGGGAAGTTTCGGTCTCGGGCAACTTCACCGCCAAGTTCTCGGCGACGACTCTTCAGGACATCTACGACAACCAAACCCTGGTGTCGCTGGTCCTGGCGATCACGGACGGCAGTTCCAAGACGGCCGACTTCGTGACGATCACGCTGCCGCAGATCAAGCTGTTCAGCGATGGCGCGGACGACGGCGAGGCCAAGGAAATCATCCGGACGTACGCCTTTACCGCGCAGATCCCGTCGACCACCGTCGGCGGCACGTCCCTGCAGCACTTCCAGACCATCTGCCAGATCGTCGACAGCCAGGCCGCCTAAGCCTGAGCGACGACACGCGAAGGCCGGCGGGGAAACCTGCCGGCCGAACACTTCAGCCCGGGCATCCCGCCTGCGCCATATCCCGAGGGACAGATGAGCAAGACCAACACCGCCCCGTTCTCGATCGCCGACATCGAGGCCCAGGTCGCCACCGAGGAGACCGTCGACTTCGAGCCGACCCTGCCGGACGGCATCACGCCCTCGGGCGCCATCTTCAAGATCAAGTCCGACCTCGCGCCGAGCGTCGACGCCCGGCTCAAGGAGATGCTCGACCAGATGAAGCGCCAGGACCAGCTGCGCGCCGCGCAGGCGGCCAAGGCGCGGCCGGGCGAGGTCATCGAGAGCACCGACGCGCAGGACCTGTTCGGCCGCCGGCTGATCGCCGTCCGCGTCGCGGGCTGGAACCTGCCGGACGAGTTCAACGAGGCGAACCTGCTCAAGCTGCTCAAGGGCTGGACAGGCCTCGGCGCGCAGATCCTCGAGAAGTCGGCCGAACTCGCCCGTTTTACGCCGACCTCGCCGAAGGCCTGATCGCCTACGCCGAGGGGCAATTCGAACTAGAGCGGCTGGTCGGAGAGGGATCGCTCAAGGCGCCTCGTCGCATCCATCTGGAGGCGATGGCCCGGCAGGGCGACATCGAGGCCGAGAACGAACTCTACAACGGCCCGCAGCTTCCGCCGCTCGCCGCGTATCTGTGGAACTGGTGGATCGAACTCGCGGCCACCCGAACCAACAGCGGCTTCGGCCCGAACCCGATCACCCGCCATGATCTGCACGCCTGGGAGGCCGACACGCACCACCGCCTCCGGGCATGGGAGCGACAGGCGATCCTGCGCATCGACGCCCTCTGGCTGGCCTCCGTCAGGGCAGCTGACGAGAAGGAGAGCAAGTAGACGAGCGCGACAACCGCAAGTAGCCTCGCGGCGCGTAGTGGGGAGGAAGTGCTCGTGGAAATCCTGATCATCGCCGTCATCATCGGCCTGCTGCCGGCGTTCATCGCCAGGTCCAAAGGCTACAACTTCTTCGGCTGGTGGCTGTTCGGCGCTGCGCTCTGGATCGTCGCGTTCCCGATGGCGCTGACCCTGAAGCCGAACAAGAAGGTGATCGAGGCTCGGCAGATGGCGCTGAACGACATGAAGAAGTGCCCGCAATGCGCCGAGCTGATCAAGCGCGAGGCCAGGGTCTGCCGGTTCTGTGGTGCGGACTTCACTGGCGGCGCGGCGTCAACAGAAGGCGCCGCAGCGAACGTCTAGGGCCTCAACAAGCCCATCCCGATCAGCGCCTCGGCGGCCAGCCGGCGCAGCGCCTCGGGGCGGGACAGTTCCTCCGGCGGGATGCGGTCGCGCTGCTCGGCAATCCAGGTGTCGACGGCGTTCAGCAGGTCGGGCGGAACCCTAACGCCGACGTGGACCGAGCCGACCGGCGGGCGTCCTCGCTTTTTTCTGTCATCAGATATTGACGTCATCATTAAACGATGACAGAAAAGACGGGCCGGAGCAAGGAGGCAACCTTGCAACCGGCCCTGACCTGAACCGACGATCACTGGAGGATCGCGAATGGCCCAAGCTGGCCGTATCTATACCCGTCCCCGGCCCGAGCCGGAAGTTGCCGCCGCGAACGTTCGCGCAATGCTCGCTCCCTTCTTCAGGGGCGACATGCGCGGCGGCGCTGCTGCTGAACCGAACAATCGCCCGAACCTGCCGACGTCCGGCCGCGAGGCCCTGGAGCTGCTGGTCGAGCGTCTGATCGACGAGATGGACCGCATCGACGGCGACGCCGACCTCGAGCTCGAATGCGAGGACGAGGGCGCCGAGTGCAACGACGAGGGCTTCGACAGCGACAGCGAGCCGTGCCTCGGTCGCCCGGAGGCGCACTCGCTGATGAGCGGCATCGGCCCGCTCAGCGAGCGGCATCACCGCACCGGCGGACTGTTCGAGTTCGGCGGCGCCACCTTCGATGAGGCCTGCGTCTGATGGCCGTCGCGAAGACCACGACTGCGATCGAACTCCCGCCGCTGGCGCTGGAGACGGTCGAAATCCCGCTGATCGGAACCGCGCCGCTCATCGTTCATGCCTGGAGCGAGAAGGCGCTGCGGGCGATGGCCGACAAGCAGCAGAAGAAGGCCACCAAGGGCCGCGAGGCCAAGGACCCCCGCGCCGACTTCATCGGCTCGCTCTATCCGCTGACGGAACTGCCGGAGAAGCCGAGCGACGAAGACCTCGCCGCGGCCCGCTTCGGCTTCCCCGCGGTGGCGTTCAAGTCGGCGGCGGTCACGGCCTGCACGTCGACGGGCGCGATCACGAAGGTGGCCGCGAGGCAGGCCTTCCACGTCGAGGGCGAGATGGTCGAGATCATCGGCCCGCCGCCGGCGATGCGCGAGGACGTCTGCCGCGTCGGCATGGGCGTCGCCGACCTGCGCTACCGGGGTCAATTCGACCCGTGGGGCGTCAAGGTCCGCGTCCAGATCAACACGGCGGTCATCTCGCCGGAGCAGGTGGTCAACCTGTTCGGTCTGGCCGGGTTCGCGGTCGGCATCGGCGAGTGGCGTCCCGAGCGCGACGGCGGCTACGGTCGCTTCCGCGTCGCGGCGGCTGGTGAACTGGAGGCGCTGGCATGACGCGTGTCATCTACGGCTGGCGGTCTGGCTCGCGCGTCAATCTCGACGCGCAGCTTGCCGGTGAGGCTCTGGCGCGGCTCCAGAAGGGCAAGAACGACCTGCTGGAGCCCGCCGACATCGTGAACGCGGCGCGGGACGCGAAGTCCGTCCTGCACCCGCACTTCGAGTGGGACGATACGGTCGCGGCGGAAGCCTACCGCTGCGATCAGGCCCGCGAACTGGTCCGGTCGCTGACGGTCGACGTCAGCCGGTCGAACCTTGAAGCGAAGCCCGTCCGGGCCTTCGTGAACGTCGAGGCGGGCGGCGAACGCGGCTACGTCTCGACCGTGACGGCGATGTCGTCGCAGGAACTACGGCAGCAGGTCATCGCCAAGGCCTGGGCCGAACTGGAGGCGTGGCGGCGACGTCACGCGGAGCTCACTGAACTCGGTCGTATCTTCTCGATGATCGACCAAGGGATTGAGGCTCTGCCGGGCTCCTAGCCCCGGCGAAACGAGGCAGGCATGGCGGGGCATCGCAGGCCCCGGCCTGGCATGGCGTGGCCTGGCGTGCCCAGGTCAGGCGGGCCAAGGCAGGCAAGGCATGGCGAGGCGGCGTTAGGCGTCGCGCGGCATGGCGAGGCAGGCGTGGTCAGGCAAGGCGTTGCGGGGCGAGGCGGGTCTTCGCTTGGCGAGCCAAGGCTGGTCAACTCAAGAAGGGCGGCTCTCGCGGGCCGCCCTTCGCACATCTGAACATCACCATCTTCCAACAGCCGCCAGACGGAGGGCGAACGCATGGCCGACACGATCGCCAGCCTGATGATCGTCATCGACGCGGCCCAGGCTGCGCTCGCCGCGGCGAAGATGGACGACGCGACCCGTGCGGCGGGAAGCCTCGAAACGCAGGTCAAGAAGGTCGGCGACACGTCGAAGGCGGCGGCTGCGGGGATGGCCGCGATCCCGGCTGCGCTGCGTGACATCGACGCGCGGACGGACGCCCTGCGCGCCTCTGTCGACCCGCTGGCGCTGGCCCAGAAGAAGGCCAACAAGGAGCTTGCCGAGGCCGCCAGCCTTTACCGGCTCGGCGCGATCTCGGCTCAGGAATACGCGAACTACGGCGCGGTCCTTGAGGGGCGGCTGGAGACCATCACGTCGGCGCAGAACGCGCTGAACATGGCGCAGGGACGCGGCACCCGGCAGATGGGCCTTACGGCACAGGAAAGCTTGAACCTGTCGCGCCAGATCGCAGACGTGGGCGTCTCGCTCGCCTCCGGGCAGGCGCTTTGGATGGTCGCGATCCAGCAGGGCGCGCAGCTCGGCGACATCTACCAGACAGCGTCGGCGCGAGGCGTGACCTTCAGCGCCATGATCGGCACGGCGGGGCGTCAGATTGGCGGCTTCGTGGCCCGGGTCGCGCCAGCGGCGGCCTTGCTTGCCGCCGCTGGCGCCGCCATCGCCCTGCCGTGGAAGGTCGCAGCCGAGGAGATCGAGGACAGTTCGGAGCGGATCGCGCGAAGCCTCGGCGCCACCGAAACGCAGATGAAGCGCATCAAGGAGGAGGGCGTCGGTATGGGCGACACCCTCGTCGCCGTGTTCGAGGTCATCGGCCAGCGTGCGTGGAAGGTGTTCGGAGAAGACCTCACGGCACTCGGCAACAGGGCCAAGGGGTTCTACGACGGTCTCGTCGATGGCGCGGACAAGGCCATCGGATGGATGATCGGCGCGTTCCTCGCCTTCACGCGGACGGTCGGTATCTACCTGGGCAACCTGCCGGCGTTCGCGTCGGAGGCGATGGTCAATATGGCCAACGCCGTCGTTGGCGGCCTTGAACGCCTGCTGAACGAATTCATCGGCAAGATCAACGCGCTCGGAAACGCGGTTGAGGCCATCGCAACTGCGCTCGGCCGCAACATCGACATCCCCAACATCCCGGACGTCGACTGGAAGGGCTGGGAGCAGCGGAACACCGGCGCGGCCGTTGAGACCGTCCGGCGGATGCGTGAGGCGGCTGCTAGCGCTTGGTCGGACGGTGCGGCGATGTGGGACGCCTTCAAGGCGGACGTCGCCCGCGAGGCCGTCAACAACGCCATGGGCGACCCGGGCAAGCCGAAGAAGGACCGCGAGGGCCGGAGCGAGAAGGAGGGCGTCGACGAGTTCGCCCGCGCGCTGGACGAGTTCAACGACCGGATGCGCGAACGCAACGCCCTGGCGTCGGAATACGAGCGCATCGTCTCTCGGATGCCGACCGGCGAACAGCTCGCCAACGCCGAGTATGCGATGCTTGCGGGTCGCTCGGCTGACGACCTGGGCCGCGCCGCCGACGAGATGGCGCAACTCGACCGCCTGACGCAGCAGGCCGCCGGAAACATGGCCAGCGCGTTCGGTCAGGTCGGCAAGGCCATCGGCGGCATGGTCTCGGCAATGTCGCAATACAAGTCGATCCAGTCAGACGCGGCGGCGCGCTCCGCCTACGCGCTGAAGGCCTACCGCGATGCGATGAAGGGCACCGACCAGGAAGCCCAGAAGCGCACGCTGGAGGAATACTACCGCGTGCAGCGCGAAGGCGCGCGCGAGACCGCTGCGGCGCAGGTCGACGCCTACGGCTCGATGGCCAGCGCGGCCAAGGGCTTCTTCAAGGAAGGCAGCGACGGCTACAAGGCCATGCAGGCTGTCGAGGCCGGGTTCCGTGCGTGGCAGATGGCCATGTCGATCCAGGCCATGGTGCAGGACACCACCGAGACGAGTTCCAAGGTCGCGAACTCGATGGTGAAGGGCGGCGCGTCGGCGGCGGCTGGCGCGGCCAAGATCTTCGAGGCGCTCGGCCCGTTCGGCTTCCCCGTCGTCGCGGCGATGCTTGGCGTCCTCGCTTCGCTGGGCCTCAACACCGGAGGCGGCGGCAGCAGTGGCGTCGCGATCTCCGAGCGGCGCCAGCGGGAACAGGGAACGGGAACCGTCCTCGGCGACGCCAACGCCAAGAGCGCGAGCATCGCCAATGCGCTGGAGATCGTGGCGGCGAACACGAACCGCGACCTCGAATACAGCAACGCCATGCTGCGCGCCCTGCGCTCGATCGACGACCAGATCGGCGTCGTCGCGGCGGCCATCGCCCGGCAACTCGGCGCGTCGGGCATCCTCGACACGTCCAGCCTGAACCTCGGCACGTCCGGCAAGGCGCCGTCCCTGATGACGCTAGGCTTCGGCTCGGTCACGACGCGGACGCTGAAAGACCTCGGCCTCGAGTTCGGATCGCAGTCGCTGGCCGACATCCTCGCCAACGGCATCGACGGGGCGGCCTATTCGGTGGTGCAGTCGACCAAGAAGAAGTCGGCCCTCGGCATCACCTACAGCAGCTCGACCTCGACCAAGACGAAGAAGACCGAACTCGACGCCGCGCTGGCGGACGAGATCACCCGCGTCATCGGAAGCCTGCGCGACGGCGTGCTGGCGGCGGCTTCGGTGCTGGGCGTCTCCGGCGCCGAGGCGGTGCTGGCGGCCTTCAAGGTCAACATCGGCAAGATCAGCCTGAAGGACATGACCGGCGCCGAGATCGAGGAGACGCTTCAAGCGGTCTTCTCCAAGGTCGGCGACGAGATGGCCGGGGCGGTGCTGCCGGGCCTCAAGGCGGTGCAATCGGTCGGCGAGGGCCTGTTCGAGACCCTGATCCGGGTCGCCCGGCAGTATCAGGTCATCGACGTCACGCTGTCGACCATCGGCAAGACCTTCGGCATGGTCGGGGTCTCCTCGATCGAGGCCCGCGAGCGGCTGGTCGACCTGTTCGGCTCGCTGGACGACTTCACCGAGCAAGTCGGCTTCTACAGCGAGACCTTCCTGACGGAAGCCGAGCGGCTGGCCCCGATCCAGACTGCGGTGACGGCGGAACTGGCTCGGCTCGGCCTGTCGGGGATCAAGACCCGCGACCAGTTCAAGTCGGTGGTGCAGGGCCTCGACGTCTCCACGGCCGCCGGCGCCGAACTGTTCGCCGCCCTGATGGCGCTCGCCCCCGCCTTCGCGAAGGTCACGGAGGAGACGCAGGCGGTCACGGACGCCCGGGAGGCCCTTTCGCGGGCCTACGAGCGCGAGAGCGAGGCGATCCTCGACACCAAGGACCGTTTCGCCCAGCTGGCGGCCGACCTCGGGAAGTTCCGCTCGAGCCTCTACAGCGGCCCGGCGGCGGCCATGTCGCCAGAGGCCGCGTATCTCGCCGCCCAGGCCGAGTTCGCGCGCGTCCGGGGCCTGGCCCTCGGCGGCAACGAGCAGGCGCTGGGCGAGCTTCAGAGCGTCAGCCAGGCCTACCTCGACGCCTCGAAAGCCTACTTCGCCTCGTCGCAGGGCTACTTCGCCGACCTTGAGGCCGTCCGGGCGGCGGTCACGGCGGCCGAGGGCATCGCAGGGGCGCAGGCGACGCTGGCTGAACAGCAGCTCGAACAGCTCAAGTCGCTGGTCTCCGGCTACATCGAGGTCAACGAGAGCGTGCTCTCTGTTCGCGACGCCGTGGTCGCTCTCCAGACGGCGCTCGGTCTCCCGGCGAACGGCGCGGCTCCGGCCGCCCCGCTGGCGCCTTCGACGCAAGCCGCCAACGACAACGCCGCCGCCCAGGCCGCCGCCCTCGACGAGATCAGGCAGGAGCTTGCGGCCCTCAACGCCCGCATGGACGCCAAGTTCGCGCAGGACGCCGCGATCTACGCCGCCGAGCGGGCGGACCTCGAAACGCAGACCGAGGCCCTCGCCCGCCGCCTGCGGGATCTCACCGCTTAACCCACGGAGACCGCCGTGACCGTTGTTACCCGCAACAGCCCGCCCTTCGGCGCGGGCGGACAGGCCGTCGTGTACGTCGGCGAGACCGTCACGGTCGGCTTCCGGCTGACCGACGTCGCCGGCGTGGTGCAGTCCTACACCGGCCGCACCTTCGGCCTGCAGGTCTATCTCGACGGCGGCTCGAACAAGATCAACGTGAACGGCGCGCTCGTCTCTCACGCTGACGGCGACTACATCGAGTGCGTCCTGACCGACGCGGAAACCGACAACCTCACTGCCGGCGCGCTCTACGGCTGGGGCTTCGTCGAGTACACCGACGACGGCCCGATGGTGATCTGCGGCGGCGTGATCAAGGCGGCTGCGGGCGCCACGGCCGCCCAGGCCTCGGGATCGCCCGGGACCGGCTACAGCGGCACGACGCTCTACACGCTGCGCACCGACAGCAACATCGTGACCGTCACCTACCTGGGCACGCCGGGCGCGGGCGTACTGCCGGGCGGAACGGATGGCCAGTTCCTCGTCAAGGACGGGGCCAGCGACTACTCGACCGAATGGGTGACGCTCGGGATCGCGCACGTCTCGGGCCTCTCGGCCAGCCTGTCGACCCTGACGTCGGCGGACGTGTCCCTGACCGCGCGCCTCTCTGCCGAGGAAGATGCGCGCGCCTCTGCCGACACCAGCCTCACCTCCCGGCTGTCGACGGAAGAGGTGACGCGTGCGGCGGCCGACACCAGCCTGACGAGCCGCCTGAGCGCGGAGGAGGGGGCCCGCGCCGCCGGCGATGCGTCCCTGACGACGCGGATCTCGGCGGAGGAGGTGACGCGGGCGAACGCGGACGGCTCGCTCACGACGCGGCTGAGCGCCGAGGAAGCCGCCCGCGGCGCGGCCGACACCTCGCTCACGACCCGCCTGTCGACGGAAGAAGACACGCGCGCCACGGCCGATACGAGTCTGACCACGCGGCTGGGCATCGAAGAGACGACGCGTTCCACGGCGATCTCCAACGCGACGGTGGCTCAAACTTCCCTGACCAGCCGGATCAGCACCGAGGAAGGCGCGCGAGCGAGCGCCGATGCGTCGCTAGCCGCGCGCGCCCTAAGCTCTCCAACGATTGTCGGTGAACCTATGCTTGGCGGCGGCGACGCCATCGGCGCACCCGCCGTCGCCCCGACGCCAGTGGCCGACGCGGCTGGTGTTTTGACCGGAACCTATCAATACGCCTACGCCGAGAGCGACGGCACGGGCATGTCGCCGCTATCGCCCATTGGCTCTGTGACGGTCACGGGCAAGAAAATCCTCGTCACCGTGCCGCCACCCCGTCGCGGGACTAGCGAGCGCATCCTCTACCGCACGGAGGCCGGGGGGTCAGTGTTCAAGCAGGTGCATAGCTTCGGTGGCGGCAGCCGATTCTTCAAAACAACCGTGCTTGATAACACCGCCGACGTCGACTTGGGCGCGGTTCACGGAACCACCGGCGCGCATCCGGGGCCGGACACGACCGCGCTTGTCCGCTTCCAGATGGCTGAGACGGTGATGTCCCTTCGCAGTCACCCTGGCGCCACTGGCAGCGGCCCCGCCGATTTGACGAACCTCATGGGCGACAGCGGCTACACGTCCGGCGCCTATTGTCACGACGTTTATGGTGAGTATCTCGGCCGAACCTATCTGGGGAGCACCTTCGCCAGCCAGAAGACCGGCACGAACGGCACTCACTTCTCGGCCTATTGGACAGACGAGGCGGACGAAACGGGCCTTTCCACGGTCTACCGCCTCAACCCGCGTGGCGGTGTTTCGATTACTCCGACGACGCTTTCTGACCCGTCTCTGGGAGATGGCCATGCGTTGGCGCATTCGGTGGTCGCGACTCTGCCCAGCGCCCCGACCGGCAATGCGATCGCCATACAGGAGGTCGTGACCGGCGCTGGGTCGGCGGCATATCGCCAAACCGCGTCGTCGACCCGGTTGTCTGCCGGATACACCGGTTCGGCGCCGACGGTCGCCAAGACGGTGACCAACGCCTCCGCGAACCTGGGAACCTCGGTCGGGCTGGAGGCTGCGGCGACCGGCGCGGCGGGGTTGTCGATTGGCGCGGCCGGCCGCGCCAGCGCCGGAACCAAGAGGATCGGCGTCCTCGGCGACAGCTCGGGGATCAGCCTCGACACCTTCTCGCCGACCTGGCCATCGGGGGTCGGTGGCGCGGGCGGCATGTTCACGAACGGGGCCAATACCGACGACATCCTGATCTGCCTAGACAACGTCACGCCTGTGCTCCGCGTGACGAATGGCGGCGGGTTCGTCGCCGAGGGGCTGAACAGCAACACGTCCACCGCCTACGACTTCGCAACGTCCGGCAAGGGCAATTTCCGCATCCTCGCCAATGGCAACACCGACATCAGGCTCGGCTCGACCAACAATGTCCCGGTGCTGTTCACGGTCAACAGTGCGACCGTGATGAACTTGGGCACGGCAGGGGCCGTTAACTTTGCGGCGTCTTCTGCTGCAACGGCACACGCCAGCGCGCAGGTTGAAATCACGTCCACCACCAAGGGCTTCCTGCCGCCGCGCATGACGGGAACCCAGCGTGATGCGATCAGCAGCCCGGCCACAGGGCTGGTTGTCTACAACACCACGACGCAAAAGCTGAATGTTTACACTGGCGCCGCGTGGGAAGCGGTGACGTCGTCTTAAGGGGGCTTCTCATGACCATAACCGCAAACACTGTTGTCAGCGTTCCGCTGACGGTTGCGCAGGTCGATGTGCTTGTCGCGGCGCTTGGAGACGCGCTTAGGCAGGAAGCGCTTTGCGCCGACCGAAACCCGCTTGATCGGGCCAATGGGCTGTTGCCGATCGCGACGGCGGCTTACCAGGCCGTGGCGCGCGCTCGCGAGGATGCGGTCCGCAATGCAATCGCCGAGTCGCCGCGCCCCGAGCCGGAAATCGCCAACGTGGGGCGGCAGGGCCGGACGGCTGAGTGCAAATCCGAGGCCGACGCGTAAGCCATGCCACGCCGCCGGGATCTCCGGCTCGCCCTGGTCCTGGCGGCGGCGCTCTGGGCAGGCGCGGCCGTGGCCGTCGCAAAGCTGCTCTAGGGGCTACCCGTGATCGCCATAGAACTGACCGCTGCGATCGACAGCGCGGGGACGCTTGCGACCTTCTACCTGTCGGACGACCGTCTCGCGACGCGGGCGGGGGACACCCCGGCGAACACCGCGTTTGAGCCCGCGATCCGGTCGGCGGGTTCGATCAAGCAGACGATCTTCGGCGACGGGCGCACCGCGGGCAGCACGAAGCTGGCCTCCAACGAGGTGCGGATCGACAACGCCGACGGCCGCTACGACGCATGGCTGAACTACAGCTTCGACGGCCGGCCTCTGGTCATCCGCCGGGGCAACGCGGGCGACGCCTACCCCTCGGCCTGGTCGACGGTCTTCACCGGCGCCGTCGACGCCCTGACCGTCACCCGCAAGGAAGTGACGATCCGGCTGCGCGACAAGCAGCTGATCTTCGACCGCGCCGTTTCGACCGACCGCTACGGCGGGACGAATGTCCTCCCCGCAGGTATCGACGGAACCCCCGATGATCTCGCGGGCAAGGCCAAGCCGCGCGTGCTGGGCCGAGTGCTGAACATCGCCCCGCCCTGCGTCAACACGTCGAAGCTGGTCTATCAGCCGCACAACGGCCAGCTGGCCTCCGTGGACGCGGTCTACGACCAGTGCTTGGCCCTCACGTTCGGAGCGGACCACGCGGACGCGGGCGCCCTGCTGGCGGCTACCGTCGCGGCCGGCGCCTACGATACCTGCCTCGCCGAAGGGCTCATCCGGCTTGGCTCCTCGCCCGCCGGCGAGATCACCTGCGACGTGGCCCAGGGCGCTTCGGCCGTAGACCGCACAGCCGCGGCGCTGCTGCTCGCCCTCGCGCTCGAGGCGGGCGTCGACGCGCTGGATATCGCCGATGACGATGCGGCCGCGCTCGCCGCCGACGCGCCGGCCGAGCTTGGCATCTGGCTTTCGCAGGGCAACGAGACCTTCGCCTCAGTCATGGACCAGATCGCGGCGTCGGTCGGCGGGTTCTACCTCTTCGACCCCGCGGGCTCGCTGCGCATGGGGCGGCTTAACGCCCCCGTCGGCGTCCCGGTCCTGGCGATTGCGGAATACGACGTCGCCGAGCCTTTCGAGCGGCGCCCGGCGCGTGACGGCGACGTGCCGATCTGGCGCGTCACCATCCGGCACTCCCGCGTCTACACGGTCCAGACGTCCGATATCGCCGGCGCCGTCACCACGGCGAGGCGCGCGCTGGTCGCCCAGGAGTACCGGGCGCAGGTCGCCGAGAACCCGGCGGTGAAAACGCAATACCTCCTGGCCGGGGAGGAGGCGTTCGACACCCTGCTCGTGAGCGAAGCCGATGCGGCCAACGAGGCGGCCAGGCGGCTTGCCTTGCGCGGCGTGCGGCGGAACTTCTACGACCTCGGCGTCCCGGCCTCCCTGATCGCTGGGGCGGGCCTCAAGCTCTCGGACCTCGTGACCGTGACCTATCCGCGCCTCGGCCTCGCGGCCGGGCCGACCCTCGTGCTGCTCGGCATCGAGCACGACTACTCCCGCAACCGCGCGACCCTGACCCTCTGGGGGTGATCCCTTGGCCAACGCCATCCTCGCCTATGGAAACCAGATCGACGGCGCCACGCTCACGGGCGGCTCGTGGGTCTCGACGCTACCGCTGGCCAACCTGCAGGACCGCACCCTCGGCCGGGTGGCGCGATCAACGGGCGTCCTGACGACGCAGACGCAGTTCGATATCGACTTTGGCGGCACGCGCCTGCTGCGGGTCTTCGCCCTCGTCGCGCACAACTTCTCGATCGCCGCCCGCTACCGCTTCCGGTTCGCGACCGATCCGGCCTTCTCGACGGTAGTCCTTGACACCGGGTGGACCGACGTCTGGCCGGTCGTCTACCCGCTCGGCACCGTCCCCTGGGGCTCGCCCAGCTGGTGGACCGGCAAGTACAGCGCCGAGGAGATCGAGGGCTACACCGCCAGCTGCACGTACATCTTCGCCAGCGCGACCAACGCCCGCTACGTCCGCGTCGAGATCGACGACACGACCAACGAGGACGGGTTCGTCGAGATCGGCCGCGTCTTTGCCGGCAACGGCTTTCAGCCGGCCCGGAACATGACCTACGGGGCGTCGATCGGGTGGGAGAACCGCACCGAGGTTCAGGAGGCGCTCTCGGGCGCCGAATACTTCAACGAGCGCCGCGCCTTTCGTGTCGTCCGCTTCGGCCTGGCCGCCATGACCGAAGACGAGGCCATGGCGAACGCCTCCGAACTGATCCGGGCGATCGGGGTCAGCCGGGAAGTCTTCTTCGTCTGGGATCCTGACGACACCACGCACGCGCTGCGCCGCCAGTTCCTGGGGCGCCTGCGCACGCTCAACCCGATCGAGAACGCTGGGCCCGACCGATGGAAGGCGCCTTTTGAAGTCAAGGAGCTGCTCTGATGGCATCGTTCTACGCTGACCCGGCGCTGGGCGGCAGCGGTTCGACCTACACGGACGACACGAACCCGACCACGGGCCTCGACAACTACGGCTACACCGAGCGCCTGATCCCGATGTTCACGGACGTCGCGGGGATCGCCAACTATGCCAAGGGCCGCGCGACCGCGGCCGATGCGTCGGCGACCGCGGCGGCGGCTTCGGCAGCGTCGGCGCTCGGGGCGCCGGGGACCAACGCGACCTCGACCACGTCCCTGACGGTCGGCACCGGCTCCAAGTCCCTGACCCTCGCCCAGACCGGCAAGGCCTTCTCAATCGGCCAGGTCGTCGTAATCGCCTCTACGGCCTCGCCCGGCAACCAGATGACCGGGATCATCACGGCGTTCAATTCCGGCACCGGGGCGATGACGGTCGACGTCCAGCAGACGCTCGGCTCGGGTACGATCGCCTCGTGGACGATCTCGCTCGGCGCGCTGGTCTCCTCGACCCTGCCCAGCCAGACCGGCAACAGCGGCAAGTTCCTGACCACGAACGGCACCTCGGCCAGCTGGGCGAACGCGCTGATCCCGGGCAACAACCTCTCCGACGTCTCGAACACGACGACGGCGCGCTCGAACCTAGGCCTGGCCATCGGGACCAACGTCCAGGCCTATGACGCCGACCTCGCGGCGATCGCGGCCCTCGTCTCGGCGGCGAACAAGCTCCCCTATGCGACCGGCGCGTCAACCTGGGCCATGACGGACCTGTCGGCGTTCGGCCGGAGCCTCATCGACGATGCGGACGCCGCGACGGCGCGGGCGACGCTCGGGCTCGTCATCGACACGAACGTCCAGGCCTACAGCGCCAAGACCGCTGCGCTCGCCGGCCTCACCTGGGCCGCGGACAAGGGCATCCTGCTCACCGGCGCGTCGACGGCGTCGACCTTCGACCTCACGGCCTATGCACGGACCCTGCTGGACGACGCGAACGCCGGCGCAGCGCGCGGCACGCTCGGCGCCGCCGCATCGGGGGCCAACACGGATATCACCTCGCTCGGCGGCCTGACGACGGCCGGCGCAAAGGCGGTCGTCGCCGGCGCCCTGCCGGCCTATGCGGGGAACGCCGGCCGCCTCCTGGCGGTCAAGGGCGACGAGAGCGAGGTCGAGTTCGTCCGGCCGGTTATGGCGGGCTATGCGACGATCTCCGGCACGACGCTGACCGAGCGATACAGCAACGGGTTCCTGATCGGCCGCGTGTCGACCGGGCTGTACTATATCCAGCTCGACGCGGCGGCCGCGAACAGCGTCAGCTGGCACGCCGCCGTGATGGCTGGATACTCCGGCGTCTCCAACGCCTACACGGTCTCGGAGCGCACGGACGGCACGAAGACCGCCTCGATCGTCTACTTTGAGGTGCGCAACAACGGCGGCTCGCTGACCGACCCGGAAAGCCTCTCGGCCTTCGTCTTCGTCAACGCCTAGGTCGCTCGAATGACGGAACTTGCGCTCGCCGTCGGCGCCCAATTCGCCGCGCTCGCCGCCGCCTGGGGCCTGACCGAAAATCAGGCCTTGAACGGCTCCCTTTCCGCCCTCACGGCGATCACCTTCGGCGTAGCCGTTCTGGCCGAGCGGCTGACCCCCGACGCTCATCGCGTCGCCCGGGCGGCCTTCAGCTAGCGTCACTCATCACGTATTAGCGGAGGCCCCGATGGCCGATCAACCGCCCGAACCCGTTGTGGTCGGGATCAAGCTGCTGGCGTCCTTCGGGCCAGGGGCGGCGGGGACGGTGCTAGCGTTGATGCTGGCGCAAAATCTGACATGGCGCGGCGTTCTGGTATCAGCCTTCGCCGGGCTGGCGTGCGTGCTTCTCGTGGCCCCAGCTCTAACTGTGATCGCCGGGGAGGTCTGGCCGTGGGGCAATATGCCGACGGCGATAGTGAACCTCATCGGGTTCATCTGTGGCTTGATCGGCATGGCCTTTACCAGCGGTCTCGTTCAGGCGGCGGCCCAATACAGCAAGAACCCCCTTGCATGGGTGCGGGTCAAGCTCGGGCCGGTCGAAATCGGGGAGCCTGAGAAGTGATCTGGCTCGCGCTCTCCGCAATCGCGGGGGTGGTGGTGGTCGGGGTGATCTGCCTCGCCGCCGCATGGGGCCAGACGACGCGGCTTCAGAGATGGGGCCTTGTGCTGGTCGCGTCGGGCTTTGTCGGCGCCGCTGCTGACCGGGCGCTGCAAAGGCCGGTCGGACTGTTCGACGTGATGATGCTCATGGGCCTCGCCCTGTATCTGGTCATCACATACGGCCCCGCGATCTGGAAGCGGGCCGACGCCTTGGACGGACATCAGGACGGACAGATCAAGGGGCTCTGATGAGCAAGCAGTGGACGCGGGATGATCTCGAAAGGCTGATCGAGGTCATTCACGAGTGCATGGGCGACGGCTTCGAGCTTGACCCCGGAAGAGGGGAAAGCAACAGCGCGATCACCGAGGCGGCACGGCGCATCGGCGTTAACCGCAACAGCATCTATGGGCGATTGCAGACCGCGCAAAACAAGTTCGGCCTCGCTCCGGACCCGAGCTTCTACCGGCCGCGCAAGGGCTCCCCGATCTTCGAGGTCGAGGGCCTGCCGGATGACGGCGAACTGACGGCGGCTGAGTTGATTGCGGCGCTCAAGGCGAAGCACGCCAAGAAGCGCGAGCACCACGAAGCAGCGAAGCTGCGGCGGGTCCGCGTGCATATGCCCGGCCCGGTCGCGATTGCCTTCTTCGGCGACCCGCACGTTGATGATCCCGGTTGCGCGTGGGGGGACTTGGAGCGCGACGTAGCGCTGTGCCGCGACACGCCCGGCATGATGGCAGTGGACGTGGGCGACAACAGCAACAACTGGGTCGGCCGTCTGATGCGGCTATACGCCGACCAGGAGGTCACGGCGAAGCAGTCGCTCGTCCTGATCGAGTGGCTGATGACGGCGCTTCCGTGGCTGCTGTGGGAAGACGGCAATCACGACACCTGGAACACGGAGAAGGGGGATCCGGCGGCGGTGATGCACCGGCTGCTTGGGCGGGTCGGCATCATGAACACCGGCGGGACGCGGCTGCAGCTGCACCTGCCGGCGGGCTGCGATCTGACGATGCACGTCCGCCACGACTTCCCCGGCGGATCGCAGTTCAACCCGGCACATGCTCTGGTCCGCGAGACCCTGTTCGGCTACCGCGACCACATCATGGCCTGCGGCCACCGGCACAGCACCGGTTATATCCCGATCTGGCATAACGACCCTCGCCGCCTCTGCCACGGCTTCCGCGTCGGGACATACAAGGACTTCGACAAGTTTGCCAAGGAGAAGGGATTTCAGGACTCCAACTGGGCGCGGTCCATGGCGGCGATTGTCGATCCGGACTACGCGCACGATCCGGTGCGCTACATCACGCGCGCGTTCTCGATCGAGGAGGCGGCTGAATATCTCACCTGGCGAAGGGGTAAGTGGGAACTCGGCAAGAGCGCGGCGGCATGACCTACCTTCCCCCTGCCACTGCCGAAGAGATGGCCGAGCCCGGCTGGGCGGAACGTCGGAACGCGCGCTGGTATGAACTCCGGCAGGAGTGGGTCCGGCAGATGGAAGCGGCGGGGTATCGGGTCAAGCTCCGCAAGCTGAAGCGCACCGGCAGGCCGGAGCCCGGCACGGTAGACGCCGGAGACAGCGAGAGCGGATGAAGCTCTGGCCGCTCCTGTTTCTCGCTGAAGGCGTCCTGTTGGGAGTGGCTATCGCATGGCTTCGCTGGCGTTCGGGACCGGCTTTGCGCTGGGCGTTGTCTCTGGTGCGACGGCTGCGCTTCTCACGGTGGGGGCGATAGTGCTTCTGGTCGCCGTCGTGGGGCCGGTGATCTACCGGGCGGCTGTCCGCTAGGCGCGTCTATCGGGATGCGCTGGGGAGGTAGCTGCGGCTTCCCCTGCGTTGGAACGTCGAGCGCCCACTTTTACCTGAGACAGCTCCTTCGACCCGTGGGGTTGCCGGGTGACGGGAACAAGTCCGCCGCAGCCAAATCACCATACCACAGAACGGACCTGAGACCATGACCGCGCTCGCCAATCCGCAGGGCTTCTTCGCCTCGCTGCGCCAGACCAAGGTGCTCGGCCCATCGCTTGAGCAGTCTGAGGTCGACGGCCTGAACGCCATCCTCGTCGCGTGCGGCGGCGCCGGCTGGGGTCCACGCTTCACCGCCTACGCGCTGGCCACGGCTGACCGCGAGACCGGCGGGACCATGAAGCCGATCAAGGAGTGGGGGACGAACGGCTACTTCTGGCGGCGCTACGACATCGACGGCGCGAACCCGGCGCTCGCCCGCCGCCTGGGCAACACCGTGCCGGGCGACGGCGTCCGCTATGCCGGCCGCGGCTATGTGCAGATCACGGGCCGGGCGAACTACGAGCGGGCGGGCGAGAAACTCGGCTACCCCCTGGTCGGCAACCCCGACCTGGCACTGCGGTCGGACATCGCCGCCGCGATCATGACGCGGGGGATGGAGGAGGGGTGGTTCACCGGCAAGAAACTGGCCGACTACATCACCGCGAACCGCTGCGACTTCCGCAACGCCCGGCGGATCATCAACGGGCTCGACCACGCGGACGAGATCGCCGGCGAGGCCGAGCTCTACCTGCAGGCCCTGAAGGCGGGGCAGTGGGCGTGACCGACTTCATCCCCGGCGTCGCGCAGGCCAAGGCCGCCGGGCGCATCGGTCTGTGGGTCGCCATCTTCATCGTCGGGGCCATGGGGATCTTCGCCCTCGCGAACGTGCTGGCTGACCCGTTCGGCTGGCAGAAGGCCCGCACCGATCTCGCCGTGGCCGAAGCCGTGAAGGCCAAGGCCGAGGCCATCCGCTCCGAGGCCGTCGCCGCCGCGACCGCCGACGCCGCCCGCATCGCCGAGGAGGGCGCCCGGCGCGATACGCAGACCATCATCATCCGGGAGGCCGCCCGTGCCGCCATCCAAGCCGCTCCGGGCGCTGACGCTCGGCTCGATCCTCGCCTCGTGCGCGCTGGGAACCGCGAGCTGTGCAAGTTCCCCCCATACGCCGGTCATCCTGGCTGCGATCAAGTGCGCCCCGCTGATCCCGCCGAGCTACCGCCAGCCCGTCCCGCCGGCGGACCTGCCACCCCCTGACGCAACCGCCGGCGACGTCTACAGCGCGCTCTCTGACCAGACGGCCGCCCTGTCCCTCGCCAACGCCCGGACGGCGGACGTCATCGCCATCACCGAGGCCTGCGACAAGCGCGCGGCCGAGGTCGCGGATAAGATCGAGCCGCGGCGGAAGTGGTGGCCGTGGTGAACCTGTAAGCCTTCCTTACACGTTCGGCGGACCCGCATAGGAAACCGCCCGACCCTATACACGATCCTCCCCGGCGGGGCCTGAACCCGTCGCGTCCCTGCTGTTCGAGATGGCCCCTGCGCTCCGGCGCGGGGGCCTTTCGTCGTTCTGGCCTATCCGCCGGCGAGCCGGGCCTCGAGGTCCGCCGGCCGCCAGCCATCGAGAAGCGCCGCCATCGCCAGCGAGACCGGCCCGCTGATCCGCGTCGTTCCGCGCTCGTAATCGCGGATCCCCGCCCCAGGGTCGCGGCCCTGCAGGCCGAGGACGCGGCCGAGTTCGGCCATCTTGAGCGGGCGGCCGAGGCCCCAGAGCTCGCCGAGCGTCCCGCGGGCGTCGCGCATCTGTTCGCCGGTCATCGGTTTGCTCCCTGTGTTGGGTTAGTCTGTGAGGCTGTTGTAGTTCTCGACGCCGTAGGGCGTGAGCATCCAATAGACGGCCCGCCCGCGCACGAACCTGCGAACGATGCCGCGCCGCTCCAGCGCCTTCATGGTCCGCGTGTCCTGCCCCATCTCCTTTGCGGTGCGTGAGCAGCCGTGAACCTGACGGATGGCGGTCTTCATGTTCTCGGTCATCTAGGTTGCTCCCTGCTGATGGGTTGGTTATACACCAATTCATGAGCGACGCAACAGGTGTTATACAAAAAAGACGCGGGCGACCGACGACGGGTCACAAGCTCGTAGCCCTCCGGTTCACGCCTGACGCGCTGGCCAAGATCGACGCTTGGGCGGCTGAAAACGAAATCCCCGACAACCGCTCAGAAGCCATCCGCCGCCTGGTAGAGCTAGGGCTGGGGAGGTAGGGCCTTTCTCCGCTTCGCCACGCGCTCGACGACAGACCGCTTCCCCTCTGTTGACAGGTGCGCGTAGCGACGAGTTGTCGCCGTATCCCGGTGGCCAAGAACCTCGCCGATCTCGCCCAGCGTCGCGCCGTCCGCCAGAGCGTCAGAGGCAAACGAGTGCCGTAGATCGTGCAGGCGGAAGTTCTTGAGCTTGGCGCGCTCGCGGACCAAATCCCAAACCAGAGACGGGTAGCTGTTAAGTCCGACCAGCCATCCCCCTCGGGGCGATATGCTCTCGATGACCTGTCGCGCGTCGTCGGGGAAGACAATGGTCTTCGGACCCTCCTTGGCGGCGGTCTTGTGCTGTTCCAGGTAGAGAACGCCGTCGCGGTATTGAGACCGCTTGGCCCGCGCGATTTCCGAGAACCGAGCCCCCGTCAGGTAGAGAACCCGCAGCAGCGCGACGGCGTGGGGATACTGCACCTCCGTCTCGTCGAAAGCTTCCTCCAGCCGCTCGCGCTCCTCTTTGGTCAGGTAGCGCCTGCGCTGTGTTTCGGGGTATTTCTTGACCGCCTCAAACGGGTATTCCCCGAACTTCCACATGGCGGAGACAAGAGCCTGGAGCCGGTTAAAGGCAATCGGCCGGTCGGACATCTTGCGCTTCAGGGCCAGCACGTCAGCCTTGCCGATCTCGGCGACGCGCTTTGATCCCCACTCAGGCTTGATGGTGTTCTCTACATGGCCCTTGTCGTGGCGAGCGGATCGCTTGTGGGCGTGTTCCTTGAGGTAGCGGTCGCACAGGCTGGAGACTGTTTCAGAGGCCCGTAGGGCGGCCCTGTCTCCTGATGGATCGCCGCCCCGCGCAATGATGCCGATCCACTCCCGCGCGATCTCTCTGGCTTGCGGAAGGGTCATGCCGGGGAAGTCGCCGATCTTCGGGCGCCTGCGCTGGCCGGTGCCTTTTACCCGATAGTAGAAGTAGAACGCGCGCCTGCCATCCCGAACCCGGAACTCAAGGCCCGTTACCTCGTCATCCTTGAGGAGGGAGCCTTCAGGGGCGTTCTTGAGTTGGGTGAGGTTCATGTGTCCAGCTTGTGACGAAGCGCCATCGCATCCCACCACGCATTGTGCTGGACCGCACCCGGGAGCGTGGTCGGGTAGCAGTCGACGTTGTGTACCTCGAACGTCATGCGCGGATAGTCTGCCGAAGCCCAGCCGCCATCCGGCCCGGTTGAGAGCGCGGCGCAAAACCGACCGATATCGACGGGGCTGTCCGCAATGATGGCGGGGTCTTCGTCTTCACCGATGAAGCGCCGGATCGCGCCACCCACGCTGTAAACCGGCACGACCACAGCATTTGTTGCGTCATGCCTATTCATCAGCGGAAGAACGTTCCGAAGAACCCACGGGTCTTTGGCATTGGCGGTCGTCTGAACGTGAATACTCCGACCAGTTTCAGCCACCATGGCGAGGCTCAGAAGCGGGCCGTTGTGCCCATCAAACTCAGTGTCGAGGTAATATCGCATGTCGCCTCCGGGTGTCATCCGGGCGCCAGAATGGCCCCAGACCCATCAATATGCGACGACTAGAACGAACGGTGAAACGTCTTATGCGCCAACGCTTGCCGACCTGAACAAACCAAGGCCGAAAAATGCGAGGCGAGACACGTGGTCACTGTTCTCAATCGCCGCTGTTCCTTGTATAGTAACCGATAGCGGAAGTCTGTCAATTACCTCGGATGCCGCTGGGGTGTCACAGGTCTGAAATCAGGCCCCGATTGCCCCGGTGTTCGCGTGCATGTTTTCGCGCTCCCAGGCTTCCACGTCCGCCTCTGCATAGCGCACGCGGGCTTGCTGCGAAGCGCCGAACTTGATGAAGCGCGGACCCTTGCCGAGACAGCGCCACATGGCCAGCGTCGCCGGGGAGCATCCGAGACGCTCGCCAAGCTCAGCCGGGGTCAGGTGCTTTTGTCTGCTCATCGTTCGTCGGCCTGTGTGAAGCGGGCTGGCTTGGTCATTTGGGTGAGGGGCCGTCGCGGTCGAGCACGGAAAGGGCGTGCGCAATCCCGGCAGCGTAGACTTCGAGGAGAACGTCGGGCTTCTGGGCGGCAAGGGCGCTCATGGCGACCCGCCGCGCGATACTCGACAGGCCGTGCCTCATCTGTACGTGAGCCCGCTTGGGGCCATCTCCGAGCGGTAGATCGGCCAGCAGCGCAATGGGGCCGGTTTTGGACGCCGCGTCACTCATGACCTTCCTCCAGGCGCTTGAGAAGGGAGGAGGCGAGGGCTTCGACCTTGGGGTCGCCGGATATGTTCGGAAACTCTGACAGGCCAGTCCGCGCCTCTTCCAGCAATCCACGGAGGCGGGTGTTGTCGGCCTCCAGCCTTTCCTCTCTATCGAGTGCGGCAGAGAGGGCCTGAGCGGCTTGGTCGCACTCGTAGAAGCGACCAACGCTGTCCTGGCCGTGTAGTCTCAACCGCTCTACCAGTTCACGGGGGTTGGTCATTTAGGGTTCCTCCCGGGGCCGTCCTCTTCGATCACTGGGGCGACGCCTTCGGCGCTGCCACGGGTGGACTCCTCGCACTCGTCCGCCCAGCGCTTCAGCTCGGCGGCGAAGTGTGATAGTCGCCGATGCAGATAATCGAGCGGCGACCATGCCCAGCAGGCCTCGCGGCGATTGATGCGGCGTATGAGGCAAACATCCTCGCCGTGGACCTCGCAGCCTCCGATGACCACCCACGCATCATCACTTGGCTCACACCACCAGATTTCCTCGACCAGACCTGAGCAAGTCGGCTCCGCGCTCAGTGCGGCAAGGGTCAGGGTTCCCTTGCCGGAGGTGGTCGGTTGATCGTGGTCCCGGGATGCAGTCATCACTCCCCCTCCTCGGTATTGGGTGCAGAGAGGGCTTGTCGGGCGATGCGAGCCATGTTGGCCGCTTCGTCGATGGGCCATTCACCGACGCCACGCGCCCAGTCCATTCCACACCCGGGGCGGTCGACGATCTCTTCCAAAGCCCCCCGCATCCGCTCTACGTCTGAGAGAAGGGAGCGGAGGTCTTGGGCCAAAACCGGCCCTGCGTAGAGCCTTCCGCCGGTAGTTAGAGCCTCCTCCAACCTCTTGATATAGTCGCTCACGACTGCTCCTCCTGGTGTTCACGCTGACGAAGGGCAGAGAGGATGGCTTCGGCAAGCCGCTCAATCGGGCGCGGGCATTCTCCGATCTCGGCTCCGTCCATCGGTATATGATCGGCGAAGACGGTGTTGTCTGGCCCCATGTCCTGCGCGTGCGCCGGAAACGAAGCTATGAGCGTCTTCAGCCTCTCAAGTTCATCTGCCAGAGCGTCAGTCGCGGGAGAGGGCTGGGGAGCGCGGCGGTTCCATGCGGCGATGGCGGCCGACCGGGGAGCGATTTCTTCACCAGTCGCGCCGCACTCGTCGCAGATGACGGCGAAATCGCCGTCGCTCGGCTCCTGATCTGGGCGCTCGATGCCGTATTGCTGAACAACGAGCTTTTGGCCCCCGCAGAACGGGCACGGCTTGAGAGCGTCAGTCATGTCTTTCTCCAATCCAGACCGGGCGGTTGATGTCCCGTTCCCTGAGCTTGCGAGCCTTGCGCAGCTTCACCGCTTACCCTCCCGGTATGCGTTGAGGGCGGCGCGGGCGGCGTCACGCTCGCGGAGAAGGTCAAGAATCCAGTCGTCGCGCTCCTTCAAGATCTGCTTCCAGTATTCGCGAGCGCGGTAAGCCGCTTCGTCGCGCTCGGTTCTGAGCGTTGTGATTTCCTCGCGCATCCGCCGGACCTGCTCGGCGAGGGACACGTCCCCGCCGTCCGGTGGGTCCATGAACTCGACGCCACCGATGGCGGCAGAGACAGCGCAGCACTCGGCGCACGGCTCTTTCAGCACGGCCACGCGCTCACGGCGGCGAACGTCAACGGCATGGGTCATCACTCGCTCCTTCCGTGAAGCGGGCAGTCCTCGGTGATCCAGAAAGCGCCCTTCATGCCCCAGGCACCCCAGCCGCGCGCGTTGTCGCCAATGGGGCAGGTGCATCCGCGCTCAACAGCGGCGTTAGAGCCGGGCGTGGGGTCGTCGTCGTCGTCGTTGTTCGGGTCAAACGGGTCGGGCCGCTTCCACCATTCGCGGTGGCGCCGGTCATCGTCAGCGTCGGCTTGATCGCTGGGGGTCCAATCGCGGGTCATGCTGCGTCCTCGAAATGCTCGACGGTCAGGCCAGAGCGGGCGCACCAGGCGAGGATGAAGGTGAGGAGGTCGGCGAACTCGGCCTTGGTCAGCTTCGACGAGCGGTAGCCCATCGGGAAAAAGCCATCGCCTTCCAGCACCGGCATGATGGTGATTTCGCAGCCCCACGCCTGCATGAAGACCACCTTCCACAGCTCGGGCGTCATCTTCACGCCGTTGTGGGTCGGGCGCTGGCGCTGGATTTGCGCGAGCAGCCCCCAAAGGGCGCTGTTCTGCGGGTCAGACCGCTTGGCCTCGCGGAACTCGATCACCGTCCCGTGCGGCGCCGTCCTGCACCATTGGGCGGCGGTCTCGCGGTTGGCCGGACGGTCGAGGATGATGGGGCGGGAGCGGGTCATACGGCCCGCCTTTCCTCGATCACCTCAAAGCCGGGGATCGTCCGGCGGCCTTGGCGGCAGTCGCGGTTGGCCAGCGACAGGAAGAACTCCTCGCAGGCGGCGCGGTCGGTCTGCCAGTAGTGGCGAGCGGCAGCCGTTCCATCGACCAGCCGGGGCGTCCAGTAGCTCCGCAGGCCGGTTCCCGTGGTCGCGGCTTTGTCGGCCTTGCTGGCCACCTTCGCAGCCTTGTCAGCGTCGCGCAGGGCGGCCTCGGCAGCCTCGCGGGCGGCAAGGTCCGCCGATGCGGCGCGCATGGCCTCGGCGGCCTTAGCAGCGGCTTCCTCGGCCTCGCGGCGGGCCTTCTCCGCAGCCTCCCGGCGGATGCGCTCCTGTTCCTTGCGCCACGGTTCCAGCGCCCGCTTGCACGCCTCGGCGGCCAGCACGGTCATGCCGCGCACCGCCTTGGTGTCAGAGATCAGCGGGGCGTATTTCGCCTGCACCGCCGCCTTGCCTTCGTCGAAGGGCCGGTTCTCCTCCTTGCGGGCCTCGTCGGCGGCTTTCTCGGCCTGCCTGATCTGGTCTAGGAGGTCGGCCACGGCATCGGCTTGCCCTTTCGTGGTGATGGGCTCGCCGTCGAGGAAGTTGCGAGCCTCGGCGTAGAGGTCTTCGATGTGCGCCTTGATGGCGCCGAAGGTGTCGGGCGGGTTGTTGTGGCCCATCATGCCGTCAGCCATCACGCGGCCTCCGAGAACGGGTCGGCTTCACCGTTCCCCGCGGGCGGCGCGAACCGGGTGGCCTCGTTCTTCATGGCGCGGACCACGCGGGCGTATTGCTCGTCGCTCATCACCTCGCGCCATTGGGCCTTGTTCTTCGCCCAGGTGGCCTTGAACTCGTCGCCGGACGTGCAGGCGATCAGGGCGCGAATGGCGAAGTCGGCGGGGTCGGGCGCGGCCTCCACGTTGGCCATGCTCTTGTCGTAGAGCGCGAGCCCGAACGGGTTGCCGAAAGTCATCAGCGCCCGCTTCATGGCGTCCGTCTCAGCCTCCTTCAGCGCGCTCTCGTGGGCTTGGTCCACGTCCTTGTCGATGCCGGAGCCGAAGCCGCAGCCCTCGCGGATGATGACCGTCTCCCCGGCCCGCACGGTGACGCGCACCCGGCAGGAGTAGCCGACGCGCCACTGGTCGTTGCCGTGCTTGTCCTTCCCAAGGCGCGGCTCGCCAAGTTGGCGCAGGTCCACGGTCTCGCGGTCCCATGCGTCGAACCCGAAGATGCGGTTGGCCTCGGCGATGGCGTGCCATCCCTCGATATAGGACAGCTTGCGCCCGGCCTGTTCCCGCGTGGCGACGTGCGCCTTGTTCAGCGGGGCGGCCAGCTCCTTGGTCTGTTCAGGCGTGAACATTGATATGCTCCAGGTGTTGTGCGATCCGCCGCTGGGTGGCGCGGTGCAGCGCGTCGCGGCGGGCTTGCTGGCAGGCGTTGGCCACGCCGGAACGGACGTTTAGCAGCGCGAACTCGGCGGCCCGGATGCGGGGCAGGTCGGCCTCGATCTCGCCCGGCTGTTCGCCAGCGAAGCGGACGAGATCGGCGACGGCGCGCTCCAGTGCGGTTACGGGATCGTTGGTCACGCTGTCACCTGCGCGGACCAGACGCGGCGGCGCTTGCCGTCAGGGCTGATGCGTTCCACCACCACCTCGGGCGGGTAGTCGGGATGCTGAAGCCTGCGCCAGTGCCAGAGGGCGAGCTTCTTGGCCCGGTCCAGTGCGTCCACGGTGTCGATCACGACACGGGTGCGGGGGATAATGACGGCGTAGCGGGTCATTGGGCGGTGTCCTTTTGTTGTGACGCGCCGTCCTTGCGTGTGCTCACCCGAGCCCGGTTCCGGGGCTCCTCGCCAAGGCGGCCGTAGATTTGAAAGCCGAGGAACCATTGCGGTCCATCACCGCCGCGCCCGGAAAGACCAACCCACCAGTGCATCGGGTAGCTGCCGAATTTGGTCGTCAGCGAGGTCTCAAAGGTGCGCCGCATATTGAAGCGGGCGGGGAAGCGGGCGATCACCCACGCGCCGGAGAAGACGGCGGCGGCCAGGCAGACGGTTATGATCACGCCCCAGCCGACGCTTCCGGCGATGGCGTTGGCTATGTCAGCCCAAGGAAAGTGTTCTTGGGCCGGGGACGGCGCGTCACCCATCATTCAATCTCCATTTCAGGAAGCGCAGGCTCGCCACGCACGGGCGGCCTTGATTGCTGCTGTCAGTTCTTCGGCCATTGAGATCGCGCCGCAGGGACCACCGCCGGTCATCCGGGTTCGGGTCCATTCCTCAACCACCAGGGCGAGGACGGCTTCGGCTTGCTCGATGGTCAGCCACAGGTGGCCGGTCGGGTAGGTGCGCCACATGACCTCGCCGGTCAGGTGCTCGAAAGAGGGTCGGGAGACGGCATCGCCGCCTCCCTGCCGCACGAGGGGGCCACCCTTTGCCGCTTGCTGGGCGGCGTAGGGGTCGCGCGGGGTCTCGGGGGTCATTGGTCGCCTCCGGTCGCCTTGGCGATGGCGGCGAAAGCGCGCGCGTTCAAAGCGTGGTCAGCCGCAGACGATGAACATCCAATGGTGTGGTGCCAGCGTTGCTGAAGCTCCCTCAGCACATCCAGAAGCTCCGGCGCGGCGGCTATCAGGCGGGCGTTGGCGCGCTGTTCTTCAAGCCCTTCAAACTCGCTGACCGCATCCCAGTCTTTAGGGGCGTTTGGAAACACGGAGGCGATAAACTCATCGCCAGCCCACACAGGGCCGGTCATGCTGTGAGGGTCGTAGGACCAAGGCCCCGGCGTGTGCTTGCTCTCGCTCATTGGCTCAAACTCCAAATCCAGAAGCTCACCACCAGCGACAGGACAGAGACGACCAGTCCGCCGTTCAGGGCATTGCGGAGGAGGAAGGAGAGGGCGGGGTTCATTGACCCATGCTCACGACGTAGACAGCGACCAGCAGCCAGAAGGAGCCAGCAGCCAAGGTGATGATGGTGAGGCGGCGACGGGGGCTCACTGGCCAGTCGCCTTGGCAATGGCGGCGTCGATCTCCGCGACCCACTCCTCGTCAGAACCTTCGACCTCGCTCCAGCGAGAGTTCTTCAAGTCCAAGACCGTCTGACGAGCCGCGCGCAGCGCCTCGAGAAGCCCGGACCGCTGCTCAAGGACGCGCTTGATCGCCGCCCGATCCATCGCGGTCGGAAAGCCGCCACGTCCCCGCCGATTGTCGTACTGCGCGAGGAAATCCCGGACGGCCTCACCCCAGATGTCGGGAGTGTGCTTGCTCTCGCTCACAGCGTCCCCCATTCGCGAACGGGGTTGACCGGCGCTTCAAGATCGGCAGCGCAGTCACAGCAGACGCGCTCGCCGTAGTCGTCCAGAAGGTCGAGGTCGAAGTCGTGGCGGCTGCTAAACCAGCGCTGGCACTCCTCGCACTGGAGCGCGTCGCTTTCCCGCGCCGCCTCGTCAAAGTCGGCCAGCGGGTAGTCGGTCAGGTAGTCGGCGATAAACGCCTGCGCTGCCGGGTCGGTCGGATCAAGCAACATCGCCCGCCCCCATCATCTCGGCCACGCGCACCGCCGCCCACTCGGCAGCGTCGGCAACATCAAGGCTCATGCCCGCATCAAGGCAGGTGTCGAGAAGGATGTTGCTGGCGCGAATGCAGCGGTTCTCAGCGGCAAACCGTGCATCAAGGTCGGTAACGCCAAGCGTCGCCGCGCGGGCCACAACGTAGCCGTTGAGCGCGGTGGCCAGATGGTCGAGGGTGATTGATCGCTGCATGGTGTGTCCCCGTGTCTATGGGGAGCACTGTTGCATTTTGCAAACATACTATCAAGGGGGCGGGCGCAAAAAATATTGCAGAATGCAAACGCCTATTTCACAAGGGAATCGTCGGCGGTTTACCCAGACCGGGTAGCCGGGTCAGCTCGCTTTGAGGAGTGCTTCCAACACCAGGACGGCCTGCCTCTGCTGTTCCTTGGGGACGCGCGAGGCGATGCGCACTAGATCGGTGTCCAGATCGTCGGGGTGATGGTCAAGGAGGAAGCCCGGCGTAGTATTGAGCGCAGGCGCTAGTCTGCGGAGCCACTTGGAAGACAAGCCGCGCTCGCCTGCCTCGATTAGCGAAATCACAGAGGCGGTGGTTCCAACGGCAGTAGCAAGCTGCTCTTGCGTAAGGCGCCGGTGTTCGCGCCACGCCTTGAGGAAGTTCTTTTCAGCGTCCTTAGCCATACCCTCATTTTGCGCTGAGGGCGGCGAGAAAGCGTTAGACAGGCTGCAAACATGCGCGCCGAAAATGGGCTTGCCTGCAATGTTGCATTCTGCAAACATGCCGACATGCAAACTGCTTCGCCCATTGAGATCGCCGAGCGCCTGCGGGCCGCAGGGGTCAGCGCCAGTTATGCCAGCCAACTGTCACGCTCCGTTCGGAAGCCGTCGCAGCGGCTGGCTATCAAGCTCTATCGGGAAACCGGCGTGAAGCTGGGGCCGATTGCCAACGCGACTGACAGCGAGATTGACGCGCTCGAAAGCCTGCTCGGGAAGGTCGCTTGAATGGCCCCCTACAGCAAAGGCACGGTCTATTTCATTCGCCCGGTCGGCATGGATGGGCCGGTCAAGATCGGCTTTACCCGCAGCCCGGTTGCCCGCCTCGACCAAATCAACAAGTGGGTTCCGTGGGAACTTGAGATAGCGGCTACGGTTGGCGGCACTCTGAAAACCGAGCTCCGCTTCCACACCCTTCTCGAAGCGCACCGGATGCGCGGGGAGTGGTTCCACGGCTCGCCGGACGTTTTGGCCGTTGTGGCGTCGGTTGCTGCCGGAACGTTTGATCTCGACAGCCTCCCAACGGCGCGCCGGGCGCAATCGTTCTACTCCCACGAAGTTCAACGCCTCTGGCGCGAGCGGGCGGATGCGAAGGCCCGACTTAAGCCGTTGCGCGCGTCCATGCCGGATGATCTTCGGCTGAAATATGACCGCTTGGGACGGCTGGACGTTGCGGCCTGCGCGGCTGCACTGGCCGAACTCAACGCCTTCGCCGAGGCGGCCTAGATGAGCCGGGGGGCTGAACATGACGGGCGGGCCTCCATTCCCGCGCCTTCGCGCTACCAACGGAATCCTACCGTTATTCGCGTTGTCCTCGAAACGGGTAACAACCCCGAGGCGACGAGTATTCCCCAATCTGGCGACCTACCCCCCGTCGCCAGCGGGGCGGGCCTGCGTGATGCGGCTCGCCCCAACCCCCTCCCTTGCGGAGCGTCAACCACTGCCCCCGGCCAGTCGAGCGGCCGGGGGGTTCTTTCGCGCGTCTGGCAGGGCGTCCAATGGCGCAATTGCCTGACTGCCCGCGAATACCTCGCTGCAGGTCTGTCGCTGCGTGACGTGGCCACGATCCTCAGCACGACGCCCGCCGAACTCGACCTCGCCCTCTGGAACAACCTCGGGAGGCAATATGCCGCGTCCTGACAACACTGATCGTAACACCCGCATTATCGAGCGCCTGAAGGCGGGTCTCTTTGCTGGCGACGTGGCCCGCGAAATGGGTCTGTCCAAGAATGTGGTTATCGGGGTCGGCAATCGCGCCGGTCTGGCGCGGACTGGTCGTAGCGGCGATGGCGTGCGCAACGCGATTGCCAAGGGATATTTCAAGCCCGGCCACGGAGTGGTCAGGGGCGAAGCGCATCCGAGAGCCATTCTCTGCGATGCCGCCGTGCGCGACATTCGGCGTCGCTACACGCCCCGGTGTCCGGTCAACGGCGCCATGGCCATGGCGAGGGAATACGGCGTTCACTTCAACACGGTGATGCAGGTTATCAGCCGTCGTCTTTGGGGGCACGTCCAGTGATGTGGCCCTTCAAACGCAAGCCCGACCCGCTGAAGCAAGCGCAGGCCGAATGGCTGGCCGCCCAAGCCGCGCTGAACGGCGCCAAGGCCCGTCGCGACACCCGCGATGAACACGCCGCCCAGGTGCGCCTCAACGCCGCCATGACCCGTCTGCTGATCGTTGAGCGCCAGTGCGGGGGCGCCCGGTGAAGTCCTCCGTCGAAGCTGTGCTGATCCGTGGAACTCGCACGCAGGACGGCAACTGGCTGGCCGTCTGCACTGTGGGTGGTAAGCAGCACGCGATCTCCCTGCCAAGCACTTTTGCCTTCCGTGAGGGGCGCCGCATCCGCGTCATCGTCGAGCGCGAAGGCCGGGCGGTGCTGGCATGACCCGCGAAGAGATCATCGGCGACTGCCGCCTGATCCTCGGCGACTGCCGGGACGTTCTCCCGACGCTGGGGCCGGTCGATGCGGTGGTGACTGATCCTCCGTATGGGATCGCAGAGGCCGCCGGAAAGAACGCCAGCCGGGGCAATGTCGCCGTCGCAAAGGATTACGGCGACGACGAATGGGATAATGAGCCCATCGACCCGGAAACCATGCGCCTTGTTCGCGCTGCGGGCCGTTGGCAGATCATCTTCGGCGGTAACTACTATGACTGCCCGCCCGCCTCTTGCTGGCTGGTGTGGGACAAGCTCAACGGCGCCAACGACTTCGCCGACTGCGAGCTGGCGTGGACCAATCTCCCGAAGGCTGTTCGCCGTATCCGCTATCTGTGGAACGGAATGTTGCGCGCGAACGGCGAGGCACGCGGGGATCACCCGACACAGAAGCCCGTCGGCGTCATGCGCTGGGCTCTACAGCACCTGCCGGCCGACGCGCGGACCATCATCGACCCGTTTATGGGGTCGGGCACGACCGGCGTAGCGTGCGCGATGCAGGGCCTGTCTTTCATCGGCGTTGAGCGGGAGGCCAAGTATTTCGCCGCAGCCTGCCGCCGTATCGAAGAAGCC